GAGCCTCTGATTCGGGAGGCGGTTCCCGGGGTAGAACACGTTGTAGTTCTGCTGCCCGTTGTCGGTCCCCGCCGGGCGGTACGAGATCCCGGACTTGACGGGCGTGTAGGTCGTGGCCACGGGCTACTCCTGGAGGTGGACCTGCGCGAACGCGGCCGGGGACGAGGTCCCGCTGATGATGGCGTACCGCATCCTCGGGAAGATGAACAGGTTCGTGACGACGAGCTCGTTCGCGGTCAGGGACGTGAGGTCGAGGCTGTAGACGATCACCTCGTTCGAGCCCTCGTCCGGGCGCCCCGTGATCGCGAGCGTCCCGGCGCTGATCGCGGTGTAGTCCGTCACGCTGATCTGGACGGTCCCGGTCTCGCCGCGGAAGCGCTGGCACTCGACGAAGGTCCCGAACGGGGACCCAGAGATCGCGAGGACCCCGAGGGACTGGACCGGCGCGAAACCTAGGTTACCCACGGGATCTCTCCTCGGCCTTGTGCGCGCAGACGGCGCACCGTTCGCGCTTGATCTCCGTCACGAGCTCGCGCTGGGTCTCCTCGAGCGTACGGATCAGTCCGAGGTTCGCCCGGAACGCCTCCTCGAGGCGCGGGACGGCCCACTTCGCGCCGAGCGCGACGGACGCGATGAACAGGCCCTGGTTCAGGAGGAAGTCTTGCATGTCTACCTGGCGGCCTGGAAGCTGGAGTACGGCGCGGGGACCCCGCCGGCCGAGGCCGGGGCTGCGCGGCCGGCGCGGAGCTCGAGCGACGCGGCCTTCGCGTCCCTGATCTCGCGCGCGAGTTCGGGGAATTCGGCGAGCATCTCCTGGAGGGAGCGCTCCTGGTACCGCCGGACGACGCGCTTGATCGCGGCGACGCGCGGGGACGACTCGTACGGGGTCGACTCCGGCGAGAGGTCGCGGTACTCGCGCGACTTGATGAGTCGCCTGAGCTCCTGCCGGATGGTCCTCCCGCCGACCTTGACCTGGCCCTGGAGCTCCTGCCAGCGGTCGTACGCGTACCGCCCGGAGGCGTTCTTCGCGGAGTGCAGGTCGACCCCCTCGATCGCGCCCTTCGGGGGCGTGAAGCCGTGGCGGAGGGCGGCGAGTTCGGTCCTGATCGGGTCGTCCCCGACCTCCCGGTACGCGACCGGGATGAACATGTTCGACCACTGGCTCAGGGCCTCCGGCCCGACCGCACCGACGGACCGGATCGGCTCCCCGAGGACGTTCCTCAGGGGCGGCGCGGACCCGAAGCCCGGGACCCGGGACCGGATCCGGTCGACGATCGAGTGCGCGTCCCGGAGGACCGGGTCGTTGATCGCCTGCTTCAGTTGCTGGAAGACGCGCGGGACCGGCATCACGGCCGCGTTCGCGACGAAGGACCCGCCGAAGGTCTCCGGCTGGGTCGCGGCGTCGAACAGGGACCGCACGCCGGCCATGTAGGTCCGGTTCAGGAAGTTCGCCGAGATCGAGTTGATGATCCCCGCGGTCGCGGCCTCGAGGTAGCCCTCGTCGTCGTGCGCCGCGAGGCGGCTCGTCTCGACGAGGTCCGCGACGAGGCCCATCGTGATCGAGAACGGGTCCGCGCGGAGGTACTGGACGTAGGTCCCGTTCACGTTGAACGCGTACGGGAGCCACCCCGCGTCGAGGAGGACCTGGCGCTGCTGGACGTCGTCCGGGCCGGCGCCCGTGACGAGGCCGGAGTGCGCCGCCATGCTCGCGCCGGTCAGGATCCCGGTCGCGGTCGCGAGGCGCCCGACGGCGCCCGAGACGCGGTCCGCGTTCCCGCTCGCGAGGTCGGACAGGTTCCGGTTGTTCGAGTCCGCGAGCGCGCGGAACTTGTCGAGCCCGCCCCCGGGGCCGTACCGAGCCCAGAGGGCCTTCGGGACCATGTTGAGGGTCGGGTCGATCGAGCGCTGCCAGGCCCACGACGCGAGGTTCGCGGGGGTCCGGATGAACGGCGTCACGAGGCGCAGGAACGGGTGCTGCGCGGCGAAGGTCTCGTAGCTCTTCGCGAGAGACGGGACCTCGCGGACCTCGCCCTCGCCGGCTCCGCGGATGCCCTGACCGAGGCGCGCGGTCGCGGTGCCCTCGTGCGCGCGGTCGAGGATCTTCGTCGTGATCGGGTTCAGGAGGTCGAAGTCCGCCTCGTCCTCGATCACGAGCTTGAGCTCCTCGATCCGTCGCGCCTGCGCGGACGCCGTCGGGAGGTTCTCCGCCGCGGCGCGCTTGCGGGCCTCGGACATGACGGCCTCGTGCGTCATCACGCGCCCGTCGCGGAACATCTTGTCCATCCCCTCCGCGACGAACTGCGTCGGGTCGACCTTGAGCTCGAGCGCCTTCGAGGTGAGCTCCGCGATCGCGAGGCCCTGCGCGGTCATCGTCTTGGTGAAGTCGTCCGAGCCGGTCATGAACTTGCCCGGGATCTCCATCCCGCGCCCGATCGCGTCGATGACGCGACCCATGATCGACTCCGGGCTCCATTCCCTGTGGAGGACCGCGTTCGCGCCCTCGGTGCTGATGAGGGACCGCGGCCCGACGTCGCCCGAGAACCGGGACGCGCGCCCGGGGTCGAACAGGGAACCGCGGCCCTCCTTGAAGGACCGCCTCCCGAGGCGCGCCGCGGCGCCGGCGGACATCATCATGCCGGAGACCGCGTGGAGCTCCTTCGACGCGCTCGCGAACCCGGCCGGGTCCTTCAGGCCGTAGATCGTCCCACCGACCGCGCGCTCGAGGCCGTTGTAGAACGACGTCATCACGGGGAACGCGCCGTTCGTGACCCACGTCTTCGGGGACCACAGGAGGGACGAGATGATCCACTCCTGCGTGAACGCGAGGACGCGCCGACCGAGGGGCATGTCCTTGATCCGCTGGAAGTACGCGAGGCGCACCGCGTCGTCGTCGATGATGTTCGAGATCAGGAGCGCCCCGAGGCGGTTCCGCGCGTCCGTGTCCGAGAGCGTCGACCGGAGGTGGTCGATCGACGTGATCCCGCGCGCGTCGAGCGCCTTCGCCGCGAGGCGCTGGCTGATGGGGCCCTGGCGCCGGCGGAGGCCCTGCCCGAAGACGGACGCGAGGAGGTCCGCCTTCTGCGTGACGAGGAGGTGCCGGTAGAGCTCCTGCAGGGCGCGCTCCGCGACCTCCTCCTTCGGCGCGCTCGGGTCGATCCCGAGCCACTTGAGCTCGCGCGGGTCGATCCCGGCCGGGCCGTCGCTCCAGAGGCGGACCATCTTCGCGAGCGGGGCCGCGGTGAGGTTCAGGACCTCCTCGAGCGCGGTGAGCTCGCGGCCCGCCTTGGCGACCTCGTCGACCTGCGTGAAGCTCGCGGCGATGTCCTCCACCGGGAGGTCGAGGATGTCGGCCGCGCGAGCGGCGCCCTCGAACAGCATCTGGGTCTCGGTCTTCTTGGGGACGCGCGTGCTCGCGCCGGAGTCCCCGATGATGCGCTCCATCACGCGAGCCATCGTGACCGCGTCGACGTCCTTCCCGACGAAGTTCCGCAGGTCGAGCCCGTGGTGGTGCAGGCCCCAGAGGGCCTTCTGATCTTCCGGGAGGTCCTTCGGGTCGAACCCGAGGCGCGACCTGAGCTGTCCGCCGTCCTTCGCGAGGAACTCGTCGAAGAGGCGCTTCCCCTGCTCGAGGAGCGCCGGGTCGTCGAGCTTGACGACGTCCGCGATCATCTGCGGGACGTCGAGCTCGCGCTTCAGGGCCTCCCGGATGTCGAGCCGGGAGAGCTCCTCGATCGCGCCCTTCTCGGCGTCCGTCCGTCGCACGAGCTCCGCGGCCTCGTCGATCGTGGTCCCGGGCTGGTCGATCCCGGCCGGGACCTCGGTGCTGAAGCGCCGGACCGGGCCGCCGGGCTTCTTCTCGCGCCCGACGATGCGGCCGGTCTTCGGGTCCCGCGGCGGCGGGAGCTTCAGGTCCGCCCCGAGGTCGCCCTCGGTCGTCAGGAAGTCCGCCCCGGCGGCGCGTTCCTGCGGGACCTCGCGCCCGCCGAGGAGCTGGTCGTACGCGCTCGCGGCGCCCTCGACGCCGCCGTACTCCTTCGCGCCGCGCTCGAACGCCTTCTGGACGGCGTCCTGCGCGCCGCCGGACGCGATGTGCTCGCGCGCCGCGCGCGTCCCCGCGAGGACCGCCGGGATCGCGTCGAAGATCGCCCCGAGGCCGGCGCCCTCGAGGACGTTCTTGATGCGCCCGAGGGCCTCGTTGTCGTCGCCGCTCGCCTGCAGGAAGTCCGTGACCGGGTTCCGCAGGGCCGGCGCGAGCTGGATCAGGTTCGAGAGGCGCTCCTCGTGCGCCCCGAACGCCGCGAAGTCCGCGACCGCGCCCGCCGCGACGCCCTCCGTGATGCGGGCGAGGCCGGCCCTCGCGGCGGCCGCTCCGGCGGTGGCCGCCCTGGCGTCCGCGAGGCCGCCCGCGAGCCACCCGGTCGCCCGGAGGGCCTTCGACGCGCCCGCGAACGGGAGGAGGAACTGCGCCGCGCCCTCGATCAGGCCCCCGGCGAGGGTCTCGGATCGCCCGAACGTGCGCCGCTCAGCGACCCCGGTGTCGACCCCCGGGATGATGTCGACGAGGCCCGCGACGCCCCGGAGGGCGCCCTCGATCCCGCGGACCGGGGCCTTGACGACGTCCCCGATCGAGAAGATGTCGAGGCCCCCGTCCGGCGCCTCGGGGGCGTCGATCGCGAACCGGTTCTTCGGCCGCTGCGGGGCGACGTACTCGCCGGTGGTCGGGTCGATGGGCATGTGCTAGTAGAGGTACTTGTCGCCGAGGTTGGCGGCCCGTGTGAGGGCCTCGAGGACGTCAGCGCGCGGCGCGCCGTCCGGGAGCCCGAGGAGGCCCCGGTATAGGTCGACCGCGCCCTTCGGCGCGAGGAGCTCGTCCGGGGTCGAGGACGTCCCGACGGCCGGCCCGAGGCGCGCCTTGTCCGGGACGGGGACGGAGACGCGCACCGAGGCACCGGCGAACGCCGTCACGCCGGTCCTGTAGACGGACACGCCGCCGCCGATCTTGGACGGTAGGCGCCCGGTGCTCTCGAGGGACCGGATCATCTCCCGGACGGCGTCCCGAGCGACTTGGGGCAGGGACGGCGACGCCGCGAGGGTCCGGAGCTCGACCGGGTCCGTCGCGTCGACTCCGAACTCGACCACGACAGTGCCGTCCGGGCGGACCGAGTCGACGCCGCCGGACGAGAGCCACGCCCCGAAGGACGCCGCGCTCTCGCTCGCCGGCGAGGCGGTCCACGCGAGAGCCATCTCGCGGAGGTCCGGGAGCGGAGCTCCGGGGTCCTCGATGCGGGACGTGTACTGCCCGAGGGCGGCCTCGAGCGGGGCCGACATGGGCGCCCCGCGCCCGATCCCGACGGACGCCCGGAGGCGGTCCGCGGAGATCCGGGAGAGCGTGAACGGGTCGTTCCCCGCGAGGGCCTGCTCGAGCTGGCGCTCCTCGTTCTGGCGCTCGACGTCCGCGGTCGTGACGAAGTCCGCGCCCTCGAGGCCGGGGGTCTCCTTGAAGACCTGCTCCGCGACCCCGCGCGCGATCTCGTTCACGCGCCCGTCGCGCTCCGCGACCGTGATGTCGTCCGACGTGAGGTCGTCCATCGCTGCGCGCGCGGCGTCCTCCGCCGCGAATCGGCGGTTCCGCACGATGCGCTCGACCTCCTCCGGGGTCTTCCCCTCCGCGAGGAGGGACGTCCGGATCGCCTCCTCGAGGTAGCCCTGAGCGAACCGGGAGACGTTGCTCGCGGTCTCGTTCCGGGCCGCGGCGTAGGAGTCCACGAGGCGCCCGAGCTCGCTGATCTCGTCCGGCCCGAGGACGCCCTGGAGCTCGTCCAGGCGCTCCTGCGCCGCGCCGGGGTCGGTCCGCGCGAGGGTCCTGACGTCGCGCGCCTTGGTCTGCCCCTCCGCCCGCTTCGCGTCGCTCTCGCGCCGGAGCTCGCGCGCGCGCTGCTCGTACGGCTGGACCGCGGCGAGGGCCGCCGCGCGCCTGAGGCGCTCGGACTCCTCGGGGCTGTCCGCGGGGTAGGCCTGCGAGAGCGCCGCGTCGAGCGCGGCCTCCGCGTCCCGCGCGAGCGCGAACCCGTCGCCGGAGAGGGACGGGACGACGTCACCGCCGACGTCGGAGACCTTCTCGACGGTCCGCACGACGGCCGGGTCGGACCTGACGCTCGCGTTCGCGGCCGCGTTCCCGACCGCGGCGTCCGCCTGCGCCCAGAGCTCCGGCGGGAGCTCGTCCCGGAGCTGGCGCGCGGTCGCCTCGTCCCCGAGCGCGGACGCCCGGAAGAGCTCCCGGAGGAGCGCCTGCCCGCGGGACTTCTTCGCGTCCTCCGCGGCGGCCGAGAAGCGCGCCGCGGCGAGGTCCGTCCCGTCGGCGACGATGCCGCGGACCGTGGACGGGTGGATGTACTGCAGGAGGTCCCCGGACTCCGCGATGACGGACGAGACCGCCTCCCGGATCTCGTCGTTGCCGGCCCTGGAGCCGGCCGCGCGGCGCTCCGAGACGAGGCCCTCGACGGCCCCGGTCACGCGCCTCGTGAGCTCCGCGGCGGCCTTTGGGGCGTTCTCGAGGAACTCGCCGTCCTCGCGCTCCTGCTCGCGGGCGATCCGCTCCTCGACGCGCGCCCTGACGTCCTGCGCGGACGCCGGGAGGCCCTTGCTCCCGTCGAGCGGGAACCCGTTCTCGAGCACGAGCCGGTCGAACGCGTCGTACATGGCGGCCGCGCTGCCGGGGTCCTCCCGCGCGACGTCCTCGACCGAGCGCTCGAGCTCGCCGTAGAGGTACGACACGACCTCCTGGCTCGTGAGGCCGAGCTCGTCCTGAGCGATCGTCGCCTGCTGCGCGATCTCGGACAGGATCTCGCCGCGGGACTGCGCGGTCGCGCCCTGGAGGTGCATGATCCCGCGGAGGGTCCCGTCGGAGGACCCCGCGCGGATCTCGCCCTTGATCGCGTCCTCCGCGGCCTGGCGCTCCTCGAGCGCGCGCTTGGACGCGAACTGGGTCTCGAGGCGCGCGGCGGCGGTGTTGAAGGCGTCCGCGAAGGCGCCGGACGCGGTGGCGCTCGCGGCGAGGGACCCCGGGAGGGACCCTCGGGCGTCCTCGAGGGCGGCCGCGAAGCGGTCGTCCGCGTCGACCCCGCGGAACTCGTCCGTCGCGACGCGGCGCTCGAGGCCGCCGATCGCTCGCGCCGCGCCGGCCTCCCCGATCTTGCGCCGCGCGAGCTCCTGGTCGAGCGGGGACGAGAGCCCCGCGCGCCGGAAGAGCGCCGCGAGGGCGGCCCCCTGGACGGCCGTGTCGACCCCGCCCGGGAGTACCCGCTCGATCGCCTCGAGCGCGGCCGCGGTCTGCTCGGAGTTCGCGAGCTTCTGGATCGCGCCGTCCCGGCGGACCTCGCGCGCCTTCCGGCGGTCCTCCGTGAGGGACACGAGCGCCTTCAGGGCCCTCGCGACGGTCCCGCCCTCGACGACCGGGGCGACCCCGGGGGACGGCCGGGACGCCGCGCGGGCGGACCCCGGCGACACCTGAGGCCCGAGCGTCGAGCGCTTCGTGAGGCCGGGGACGGGTTCCTGGGGCATGGTCTAGAGGGTCCCCTCGAGTTCCTTCCCGAACGCGAGCCCCTGGAGGCCCGCGGTCGCGGACCCGAACAGGAGCCCGACGACGGACGGCGGCGCCCCGAGGGACGCGTAGAGCGCGTTGACGCGCGAGCGGGTCGTGAACTCGAGCCCCTTCAGGCGGAGCTCGGTCGCGGTCTCGCGGAAGCCCTGGAGGCGCCGGAGCTGGCCCCGCGATCGGGACTCCTCGACGTCGATCTCCTGGACCGCCTCGGCCGCGCTCGCGCCGCTGACGCCCGCGCCGGCCTGGGACACGCGCCGGCGCCCCTTGAGCCCGAGCGCCTCGCGCCCGAGGGCCTCGATCTCTGCCGCGACCTGCTCGCGCTCCTGGCCGGTCCTGACGCGCTCCTCGGCGCCCTGCATGCGGTACGCGCGCACGACGTCCTTCGCCTCCTGGGAGACCGCGTCCTTCTGGAGCTGGTACGCCTGGAGCTGCGCGAAGAACTGCGTGAACTGCTCCCCGACCGACGCCGCGATGGCGGCCATTGTGATCGGGTCCATGTGCTACTCCGCGGTGATGAGGACGTATTCGTGGAACGGGAGCTTCGCGGCGCCGTGGTCCTTGATCGTGCCGACGGCCTGGAAGCCGAGCCGCCGGAACCACGCGGCCTGCTTGATGTTGCGCTCGTCGCCGTACGCGTGCAGGAACGGCCACCGCTCCCGTAGGCCCTTCAGGCGCGACGTGAGCTCGCGCAGGAACGGCGCCCCGACCTCCCGAGCGAGGGCCCAGTCCGCGAGCATCCACACGCACGCGCTCTCGCGACCGGTCTCGACGACCCCCCAGACCGCGACGACGTCCCCGCGGTGCTCCGCGGCCCAGGACTCGTCCGCGTGCGCGTGAGCGAGCATCAGGCCGTCGGCCGGCCCGAGGCCGCAGACCGCGTCGATCTCGGCCGCGTCGCTCTCGGAGAGCCGAGGCGCGAGGGACTTCATGTCCTCCGCGGTCGCGAGGCGGACCGTCAGAGCGTCACCCTGCGGCCCTTGTCGACGAAGTTGATCCCCCATTCGAGGCCCGCGATCGTGGTCGGTTTGTGGGAAGAGGCGAGGAAGGACACGTCCGCGCTCGGGGGGCGCGAGAGGACCGCGAACGCGAACGTCCGGTCCTCGAGCGCGGCCGCGTCGAGGAGGGCCTCGGTCAGGCCGGTCCCCTCGGCGTCGAGCGTCGTGACGTCGAGGTAGGAGCTCCTCGAGAGCGTGACGTAGCCGCGCTTCACGACGTACCGCGCGGACGACATCGGGTAGAACCCGCCGTCGATGCGCTGCTTGAGGACCGGGTAGATCGGGCGCGCGACCGCGGCCTCGACGAACCCGACCAGGAGCCGGTCCGCGGTGTGGTCCCCGTCGACGGTGACCGAGTGCGACCCGGGGGTCGTCGTGTCGACCGAGACGACCGTCAGGGCGGTCCCGTAGTCCGCGCTCTCGCGCGAGAGGACCCGGAGCGCGGGCCCGCGACCGGACTCGACGTCGTACGGGAGAGCGATCACGGTGTCCCCGCCGGAGAGGGCCGGCGCGGTCACGAGGTCGAGCTCCGTGATCCGGCGGTCCAGGCGCGGGGCCCAGTCCTGGCCGTCGTCCCGGAGGTCGACGTCGAGGCTCATGGACTCGAGGTGGATCCCGTCCCCGCGCCTCGCGAGGACGAAGAGGTCCTCCCCGAGGACCGCGAGGTGCTCGAGGTCGTTCGAGAGGGTCCACCTACACCACGCCGGCGGAGCGACCGAGGTCCCCTGGCGCCGAACTCGCCCGACCCAGAGCTCGGTCGGGTACCCGCGCGACATCGCGAACGCGGCCTCGTAGAGCGGGGACCACGCGAGCGCGGTCACCTCGGACCGCAGTAGGCGCGGGACCTCGTCCGTCAGGTCGAAGTCCACGAGGACCCCGCCCTGGGACTCGGACAGGAGCTTGACGCGGTCGTACGACCCGCCGGCCTCGACGAAGAGGAGCCCCCCGAGGGCGGCGTCGGTCTCGGACCGCGCGCCGGACCCACCGACGTAGACGACCGGGAGGCCGACCGTCTTCGGGGACAGGACCCCGTCCTGGTCGACGTCGATCCTCAGGATCGCGCGGCGCGTCTTCGCGAAGAGCTTCCCGGAGACCTCCGTCAGGTCGTGGATCGGGGCGGAGTAGATCGAGCTCGAGGAGATGTCGATCCGCTCGCTGTCCGGGAGGGACTGCGTCGTCGTGCGGAAGAAGTTGTCGTAGTTCCCGACCTCGCTCATGGAGAGGTCCGGCCCGGACGCGATCACGAGTCGGTCCTTGTAGAACCACACCGCGTCGACGCGGCGGTCCGCGACCTCGGTCTGGGACCCGTCCGAGTTGATCGGCGTGACGAAGGACGGGAACCGGTTCGAGGTGTCGTCCCCGACCTGGCGCGTCTGCCACGAGAGCCCCGGGACGGACCCGTCGAGCGGGGCCCACTCGAAGAACGGCTGGTAGCCCTTCCCGGTGACCGACCCGGTGACGTTGTCCGTCCGGTAGATCAGGGCGTGCGGGAGCGTCGTGCCGTCGAGGGTCGTGAAGAGGTCGTAGTCGACGCCCTCCTCCCAGTGCCCGGAACCGAACTCCGTCCCGCCGTTCTCGGTCACGAAGCGCAGGACGACCTGGGACAGGGGCTCGACGCCCTGGTCGAGGTCCTCCGGCTCGCGGAGGTAGACCCGCGCGCCGTGCGTGAAGACGGTCGGGAGCTCCGCGACGGACCCGGTCTCCTCGTGGACGAACGACAGGCCGGCGTTCCCGATCCCGTCCGAGACGGTGACCTGGTCGATGACCCAGTTGTCGTCCGGAGCGGTGTCGTTCTTCGTGCGGAGCCGGACGACCGGCCCGATCACGTCCGCGACGAGGACCTGGTAGAACGTCCCGGCGGACCCGGCGTCTACGTTCGACGCGTGCGCGTTCAGGTCCGACGCGAGGTCCGTCGCGACCGATCCGGCGTCCTCGCCCGAGACCCCGGTCCCGGTCGTGAAGGTCGCCGTGAGGGTCCGCGTCGCGGCGGACTCCGTGTCCCTGAGCTTGACCGTGACGTCGTAGTCCGTCTCGAACGCGAACTGCTTCACGAAGAGGTACGCCGCGTCCGCGACGGACTCGTCCACGCTCCCGGCCCCGCCGCCCGACGTCTTGCTGAACGTCGCGCTCGGGTAGACGTCCGCGAACCCGGTCGCCTGGACCGTGTCGTCGATGCGGGTCGGGATCGCGGGGTTCGCGAGGAAGGTCGTCGCGACCGCTGTGACGCCCTTGATCTCCTCCGGAGAGTGGAGGTACGCCGGGACGGTGTCGCGCTCCCCGCCGACCGAGAACAGGGCGCACGCGGCGTTGATCCCGGAGAGGTCCGGAGAAGCGGCGCCCTGCTGCAGGATGATCGCGACCTCGCAGACCTGCGTGAACGCGGCCGGCGTCGCGACCTTGCGCCCGTCGAGGACGATCCCGAGGCGGTAGTCGTACGTCCCGCCCTCGACGCGCTCGATCGTGTACGCGAGGTTGTCCGAGTTCGTCACGACCGTCGGGAGGGCGGTCGGGTCCCCGTTCCAGTCGAACGTGACCTGGTGCCGCGTCGGGGTCCCGTCCGGGTTCCCGATCGAGAGCGTGACCCGGTCGCATACCGCGTCGAAGTACGAGTTCGTGTCCGTGTTGACGTGGACCGCGAACTTCGTCAGGCCGACGTAGATGTTGTGGTTGAACTCCTGCGCCCAGGACGCCGCGCCGGTGTCCGTGACGCGGAGCGCGCTGTAGGCGTTCGCGCCGCTCGCGTAGGTCAGGCGGAACGGTAGGTCCGGCCCGGCGTTGATCGCGGTCGTGTCGCCGACGGACGCACCAGGGAGCGTGTCGACCTGCCACCCTGAGCCTGGGGACGCGACCGCGAAGTCGTCCGCCGCGACGACGAGGTTCTCTGCGCGCCGGAGGTCGAGGTAGCTGAAGTCCGGGTCCGAACCGCCGGTGATGAGGCCGTCCGCGCCGCGCGTGACCTCCTTGACCGGGAGCTCGATACCGGCGCGGCTGAACGCCTGGACCTTCTCCTGGCTCACGACCGCGAGGTACTTCTCCTCGCCCCCGAGGTCGACCGGGAACATCCGGCTCGCGGCCCACGGGGCCTCGGAGACGAGCGCGCGCCAGCGCGTGTACGGGCGCTGCGCGACCCCGACCTCGAACAGGGGGACCATGTCCTCGAGGTCGTCCCACCGGCCCGGGTCCGCCATGATCGGCGGGCGCGGGGTCATCCCGCCGGCGACCGACGGGACCGGGATCTTGGTGAGGGCCATTCGATAAGCTGTCGATAAGGGATCCGGGTCCCTTATAGTTCGGTGAGCGGGTCGAGCCTGAACGGGTTCACGACGCGCGCCGTGTCCCAGTTGTCGCGGAGCGCGTTCGGGTCGCTGACCTCGTCGTCAGCCTGGAGGAGCCTCGTGTACGCCGCGAGCTCGTTCGCCCGGAGGCGGTCGTCCGATGACGTGTCCCCGATGACCTGGAACTGCGCGTACCTCGCGGCCTTCGCGACCGCGTACGTCCGCGCCTCCGCCGGCATCGACGAGAACGGGCCCGCGGTGTCCTCGACGGAGTCCTTCGCGGAGAACGACCGCTCGACCTCGAGCCGGACCGGGGACGTGTCCGCGGCCTTGAGCCACGCGCCCCACGCGGCGACGGTGTCCGTCTGCCCGGGGAAGATGGAGTACCGGAACCCGGACCCGCCGTAGGTCGCGGGGTCGTACACCATCCGAGCGCGGACCAGGTAGAGCCCGTGCTCGACCGGCTGGACGCTCGCCTTGAACGCGAGCCCGCTCGAGAGGGTCAGGGCCCCCGCGGTCAGGTCGACCGTGACGAGGCCGTTGTTCGTCCCGCCGTTGTGCGCGAGGAGGATCGAGAACGCGTCCCCGTTGTCCGTCGGGGAGGACGAGAGCGGAGCCGCGTAGAGCCCGAAGTCGTACTCCTGGCCCTGCGTGAGGTCCGCGCCCGCGACGTCCTGGTAGATCAGGGACGCGCCGGACGCGGCGACGAGGCGGTCCGCGAGCGTGGTCCCCTCGGGGGACACCTGGGAGTCGGCGTTGACCGTCAGGGTCGACGCGGTCCAGTCCGCCGCGCTGAAGTCGTACGGCGACGCGAGGAGGTTCGACGGGCCGCCGTACCGCGAGAGGTCGAACGACCGGTTCGTGACGTCCCACAGGCGCCGCCCGACGCCGCGCTCGACGAGGCGGACCTGCTTCTCCCACGCGTCCGCCGTGACGATGTCGTCCGGGAGGTGGACCCACCCCGGAGCGGTCGGTACGACGTACTCCTCGTCGTCCGAGTTGAACCACCACTCGCCCTCGAGGAGCTCCCGGACCGCGCGGTCCAGGGCGCCCTCGGCCGAGATCGCGTCCCTCGTAGCCTGGAGAGCGGTGACCGGGGACTGCCCGAGGTCCGCGAGGATCTCGTTCACCGCCTGCAGCTTGAGGAGCGGTCCGATCGCCATGTGTCAGTCTCGGGCCAATCGCGGCCAATTTAGCCGCAAGCGTGAAAAAAGCCCCCCTCCGGGCCGGGTGATCCCGGGTGGCCGGAGGGGGGCGCGGGAGGGTCTGCGGGGACTACGCGGTCCCGAGCCGCGCGATGTAGAGCGGCTGCCGGATCTCGAAGCCCTTCGCGGCGCGGACGACGAGCAGGGTACCGTTGTACTCCGCCGTCATGTCGTCCATCGCCGGGGACACGCCGGCCTCGACGCCGCCGATGCCGTCGCGGTGCCACGCGAGCGCGACCGTGTTCTGGGCGTCGACGTTGTAGTTCGTGCCCTGCACGCCGGTCGTGCCGTCCGAGCTCGAGTCCGTGGTCGGGACGTGGAGCGTCTTGACGAGCTCCATGCCCCACGCGCGGTACACCGTGCCGTCCGAGTAGATCCCGTTCTGGCCGCCGAAGTCGCGGTTCAGGAGGTCCTGGTTCTGGACGAGGAGGTTGTACTGCGCCGGCTTGAGGCTGACGTAGCGGCCCTCGTCCGGGACCCGGTTCTCGTCGAACTGCTGGCTGATCTTCCGCAGCTCGTCCAGGAGCGCCGACCCGTCGGTGCCCGCGAGCGAGTTGATGAAGTTCATCAGGCCCGCGTTCGTGCCGGCGGTGTCGTCGTCCTCGATCGCCGCGCCGGGGGTGCCGCGCGAGGAGTCCGTCGGGACCGTGACGAACTCCGTCGGGAGGTTCGACGCGGACCAGTCGATGAAGCCGGTCGTGCCGGAGCCGCACGCTCCGCTGATGATGAGGCGCGCGATCATCTTGTCGAAGTCGCGAGCGAGGGCCTCGGCCTGCTTGGTCCGCAGGATCGAGCGCGCCTCGAACACGGCCTTGAACTCGTCCCAGTTGTCGACGAAGTTCGCCGTCTGGAGCGGGTCGTCGACGTAGACGTCGCGGTAGCCGACCTTGTTCTGCGACAGGAAGGTCCCGCCGCCGGCCTTGGACGGCGTGTCGTTGCCGGACGCGGACACGTCGAGGATGACGGACTTGCCGACCTCGGTGCGCGAGGTGAAGCCGTCGCCGACCGCCTCGAAGCGGACCTTGTCGGCGCCGCGGGGCATCGGCCGCATCGTGATGCGGTTCATGTAGACGTTCTTCTCGGCGATCTGCGTGAGCACTTCGCCGCCGTAGAGCGTCAGGAACCCGGCCTGCGTCGAGCCGGTCGCGTTGACCTGGCCGAGTAGGGTCGGGGAGGTGATGGTGTCGGCCATCGGTGGTGGTCTCCTTCAAGAGAGGAAGAGAGAGTCGCACCACGGGGCGCTCGTCCCCCGCCGAAGCTCCGGTTGTCCGCCGTGACGGGCCGGGCTCGGTCGGGCGAGCCGCCGCGCGTCCCCTCGTGGGGGCGCTACTGCGCTGCTGTTCGCTGTTCGCGAACTGAGGATGGGGCGGATGTCTCCCGCCCCGGGAGTGTTCTAGACGTCGTAGCCCATGTCCCGGAGGATCTGGACCTGCGCGACGCTGAGGGCCTCGTGGACGATCGCGATCGCCTCGCCGGGCATCTGCTCGCCGGGCTTGAAGGTCTGCTTGAAGTCCGCGTCGATGTCCGCCACGACGAGGGTCGCCTCCGTCCAACTGACGAAGTAGAGCGGCGGGACGTACTCGTCCTGGGTCTTGTACGAGACCCACGCCTGGCCGGAGCTGTCGCCGCCGGCCGCGAAGTGGGACCCGTCGAATCCGACCACGGCCGTGCCCTCGGTGTACGCGCGCGCGGCGACGGGCGACGCGCACGACGTAGCGAGGAGGGCGAGGACGGTCAGCGAGAGGAGGAAGGTGAGGAGGTTCTTCATGGTGCTCGGACCTAGCCGAAGTTCGAGGCGTTCACGCGGCGCGCGATGAGCTCGCGGTACTCCGGGTCGACGTCGTACTTCAGGAGCTGGCGCTTCCCGTCCGCGGACGGGACCTTGACCCGCATCGCGGCCTGCATGTCCGCCGGGCTCCCGAACGGGAGCGCGGCCTCGGTCGAGCGCGCGCGCCGGTTCGCCTCGTACCCGGGCTGCGAGACCTCCTGCTTGTAGCGCGCGTGCATGGTCTTCGCCCAGAACTGGGCCATGTCGATGTCGCCCGACTGCGCGACCGCGCTGTACGCGGCCTGCTCCTCCGGGCTGAGGGCGGTCTCGGCCCACTTCTTCATGCGGTCGTACTCGTCCTTCCCGCCGACGGACGCGTGGATCTTGTCGTGGTAGTACGACCGCGTGATGTCGAGGCTCTTGAAGTGCGCGTCGATCGTCGCGCCGTCCATCCCGAACTTCGACTCGAGCTCCGCGCGCTGCGCGGGCAGGAGGACGCCGTTCTGGCCGATGTACGCGTCGTGGTACGGCTTCAGGGCGTCGAGCGTGAGCTTGTGGCCGCCCTCCGGCTTCTGGGCGGGCGGGGCGCCGGGCTGATCCGCGGGCTTCTGGGGCTGGCCCTGGCGGGACTCGAGCTCGGTGTAGGACTTCAGGAGCGCGTCCGTGTTGACGGAGCCGTCGGCGTTCTTGAACTTGTCCGGGACCTGGGGCGACTCGCCGCCCCGGTTCGCGGCCTGCTGCTCGGGGGAGTTCGCGCCGGCGGCCGGCGGGACGTTGACGTGGACGGAGGAAGACATGCGTTCGGCCCTCCCGGGGCTCTGGGGTTACTGCTGCGGCGCCACTGAGCGCGCGGCCTGGTTCGCGATGTTCGGCGCGGCGGCCTCTACGACCTTCTGCTGCGCGCGCTGCTGCTCGCGCTGCGCCATCTCCTCGGGCGTGCGGACGAGGCCCGTCGGGTCGAAGCCCTTCGCGGCCGCGAGGCGGTTCGCGTACCCGGAGTCGTCCAGGATCTCGCCGGTCCGCTCCGGGCCGAAGATCGCCTGGATCGAGGCCGCGTACTGGTTCAGGGAGACCTCGTCCCGCGTGCGCCCGATCGCGTCGAGGCCCGTGACGACCTTCGGGGAGGCTACGCCGTCCTCGAGCTGCCGGAGCTCGCCCGCGGAGACCATGCGCGACTCGAGGAGGCGCACGATCGGGGACTGGAGCTCGTCGCCGAGGACCGTGAACGCGCCCCCGAGGGTCTCAGTGAGCTCCTGGCTCGTGCGCGCGACCTCCTCCGCCGTGACGCGCTCGGCGTCCCGGACCGGGTTCAGGAGGAGGAAGCGCCGCTGCAGGTCGCGCTTGATGTCCTCCCGGAGGCCGACCGCGGCCTGGATGTCGGAGAGCTTGTCCGCCTTCAGGAAGCCCATGTCCGGCCGGAGCGAGCCCGTGAGCCACTCCCCGTTGCGGGCCTCCGTGAGCTTCTTGTTCCTGATGCCGGACCCGGCCGGGTTGATCCCGACCATCCGGGTCGCGAGCGCGGCGTACTGCGCGAGGTTCTCCGTGAGGCCCTCGAGCGTCACGAGGTTCCCGATCACGCCGTCGATGTACGCGCGGCCGTAGTCCTCGCCGGACTTGACGATCATCCGCGGCGCGAGCCACGGGAACTTGTCCTTCGTGTACGTCCCGGCGGACTCCGGGAGGGTGATCCCGCCGGCCTCCTGGTGCGTGCGCCACTTGCCGCCCTCCTTGACGTTCCCGGTGAGGAGGTAGACCTGGTTCCGCTGGCGGTCCCCGGCCGGCTCGGCCCTCGACCGGATGTCCTCCGGGAGGCGGTCGCGAGAGATGACCTCGCGGACCACGAGCGCGTCGAGTTCGTCGTCCCCGTCGCGGTACAGGACGACCTCGCTGAGGCCGTACGCGCGCCAGGTGAAGCGCTCCGTGAGGCGCAGGACAGACGTCCCGGTCACGATCTCGTTCTCGAGGGCCTCGATCAGGCGCACCCGGAACCCGCTCGTGTCGAGGCGGTTCTGGATCGCGGCCGCGCGCTGGGACAGACTGAGCTCGGCCTCCGGGAGCTTCGACGGGTCCCCGCCGGCCGCGAAGAACTTCTCCTTGTCCAGGACGTACCGGAAGAACGTCGACTGGGGCGGGAAGAGCGAGATCGCGAGCTTCGCCGCGAGGTTCGTCACGCCGTCCGACCCGACCGACTGGCGCGGGTCCGGGAGGTCTTCGCTCCTGGCGTCGCCCTCTCCGAACGGGGGCGCGAGGTAGGGATGCGTCAGGAAGGCGTTCCTGCGCGCGCGCCGGACGAACCGCTCGCGGTCAGCGACCCCTCCTTTCCAGAGGTCGCCGAATTCGGGCATGGTCTACTTGAAGGGCTCGAACGGGTTCGTGCCGAAGCCGAGGCCGCCGAGCTTCTTGGCGGTCGAGAGCTGGTTCTGCTTCGCCTCGAACGCGAGCCCGGGCGGCTTCTTGATGACCTCCGCGACGTCCGACGGGGCCTGGGGCGGCGGCGCGATCTTCGGCTTCTTCGGGGGGTCGGGGGAGAAGCACATGGTCAGGAGGGGGTGGCGGCCGCGGTGGACTCGATCAGGGCCTCGATCACGTCCCACTGGCCCTGGACGCGGGCCGTGTGGGCGAGGAGCTGGTCCCGCGTGGCGGCGTGGACGTCCGGGAGGACCGGGGACGTGTTGGGGAACCGCGCGACGAGGGAGTCGATCACCCTCGCCGGGACTGCCGGGACGGCGGGGAGCTCGAGCTCGTCCTCGTCGCGCTGGAACCACCTCGGGTCGGTGCGCCACGCGTAGAGCCTGGAGAGGCGGTGCCGGGGGAGAGCACGGCCCGCGGGCCACATCTCCCCGAAGCGAGCGACCAGGCGCTCCCAGGCTCCACGAATGGACTGCATCTGTATGGTCTCCGTAAGGGGCCCTAGGGACCCTTCGTGAGGGCACTCGGGGCGGCCCCCGGACCGATGTCGATCAGGGCCCCGTCGAGGGCGCCCTCCTTGCTGCGCTCCTCCTGGTCCATCGCGCAGAGGAGGTTCCAGACCGCGGCCGCGAGGTGGTCCTCGTCGTAGGCCCCCGCGAGGTACCGGAACGTGTGACGGAGTCCGGAGTCCAGGAGGACGTGCTGCGGCTGGCCCTTCTCCCAGTTCCGGTCGCCGTACTTCTTCGCGCCGGCCTCGAAGTGCCGAGCGAGGCGCAGGATCGCGAGCGGCGGGAGGAGGTCGCAGCGCCCCTTCCCCTCCGCGACGTCGCGGACCGACCCGGTGCTGAAGGACCTCCGCTGGCCGGAGTCGGGGAGGGCGCCGGAGCCCTCTTCCTCGCGCGCCATCTCGCTCACGCCCGCCACGGCGCCACCTCCCTCAGGTCCTCCCCGTCGAGCGCGGCGAGGAGCGCGTCCTCGACGACCTCCGGGTTGATGGCCACATCCCCGCGCCCGAACGGGAGCGGGAACGTCCCGGCCGTGGTCCCGGGCCAGAGGTTCTTCATCTCGATCTGGAGCGCCAGCTCGTCGCACTCCTTCAGGTCCGCCTCCTCCTCGACCGAGAGCGGGCGCACCCCGAGGGCGACGTCGACCGCGAACTGGATCGCGTCGCACGCCTCGCGGACAGCCGGCACGAGCTCCTTCATCGGGGTCGAGATGTCGCCGCTGTACGCCTCGCCGGCGTCGTGCAGGAGCGCGTTCCGGCGGAGGTGGGGCCAGTCGTTCTCCTCCGCGAGCCGCGCCACGAGGAGCGAGTGCTCCGCGACCGAGATAGGGCGGCGCCACGCGGCGCCGTTGTAGCGGTTGATCCGCGAGAGGTGGTGAGCGACGTCGTGGATCTTGACGAACCACCCCGGCACTCGGGCGTTGACGAGGGCGCGCAGGTCGATGAGCGACCCGGACGCGGTCCGCATGGCCGTGGTTGTCGTTGTCATTTGGATGGTGGGGTCCACAGGATCACCTCGTCCTTCTTCCGGTCGTAGTCCGAGTCGCGGACGATCCGCGCGACGCGAGCGTTCTGCAGCGCGTCGGCCTCCTCGAGGCCCTTCTTCTCGTACGCCGCGACGATCGCGGCCCAGCACTCCTTCGCCCCGAACGTGTCCGCCTCCGAGTCGAAGTGCTTCCCGACGAGCGCGGCCGCGGTGACCGCTCCGTACCCGGGGCAGCCCTTGTACCCGTCGACCGCGTCCCCCATCAGGGCCTGCTTCATGTGGAACGCGTCCGCCTCCGCGAGGGAGACCTCGACGACCTCGTCCCCGGGGGCCGAGATCCAGCGGCACGGGAGCGTGTTCATGTCCTTGTCCTTCGACACGATCACGCCGGCGTCCTTGAACATCCCGGTCGCCCAGAGCCCGAGCAGGTCGTCCGCCTCGAGGCCCTTGTGGTCGAGAGCCCCGAGGTCGGACACCATCCAGTCCCTGAGCTCGAGCCACCCGAGCGGCTTCGCGGAGGACCGGTTCGACTTGTAGGTCGGCATGACCGCGTTCCGCCACCGGTCCCCGAACGAGGACAGGGCGATCCGGCGCTCGGTCGCCCCGAGGCCGGAGCACGCGCGCTCGACGTAACGCTCGACGAACTGCTTCGCGCCGGCGAGGTCGATCCCGGCCGATAGGCTCTCCGCGCCGTCGGCGCGCGTGAAATCCTCCACCGGGAAGGACCGGCTCGATGCGCCGATCGCTTCGTAGATGACGATGTCGCCGTCGATGAGTGCTACGTTCTTCATGCGTGGTTCTCGTACTGTACCGCCGGGTAGGACTCGGCGCGGGTTTCTTTCGCAGCCGCCCGGAGCCAGTCCCCGGTCACGGTCCCGGCGCGGTACTTCATGGAGTACGCGACCGCCTGCGCCTCGGCGTGCTTGACGCGCAGGAACGGGAGGAGGACCTGCGCGCACTCGCGCGCGGCGTCGCCGCACACGCGCCAGCGCCACGTCGGGCGGTGCCCCGGGCGCCGGGCGGGGTAGGCCGTGACCGACCCGCCGAAGAGGGCCTTGAGCTCGTGGAGGACCCCCGGGACGACCATGTCGACCTTGATCTCGGGGGAGTTCTTGCGGACGACGAAGTACCCCTCGCCGTCCAGGAGGCCCGCGAAGTACGCCGGCTCGAGGTCCTCTAGGGAACTCACGCGAGGTCCGTCAGCTTGCGGACGTCCGCGAGGTGTTCCGACTTCGCGTCGAGGAGGTCCGAGAGGTGGCGCCGGTCGGTGGTGATCCCGGACTTCTCCGCGCTCTCGAGGAGCTCGAGCGCTCCCCCTTCCGTCATCATCACAGTCGGGGCCACTTCCAGGCCGACCTCGTGCTCGCAGTCCTCTACCGCCGCGACGCGGTACCTCTTCCCGCCCTTCGTGAAGAACAGGTACAGACCCATCCCCTGGTGAGCCGGCATCGGTACCAGTAGGGCTCGGCAAGTGTGGTTCAGTGTGTGTCCGCCCATGTCTTTCCGATCTTGTATTCGCCCGTCAGCGGGCAGAGGACTTCGAGGTTCTTCCCGGCCTTCTCGATCGACGAGACCAGACCGGAGCCGAGCGCTTCCGCCGACGCCGGCGCGCACTCGAACTGGAACTCGTCGTGGACGTGGAGGACCATGTCCCCGAGCGCTCGAGCGGTGCCGCGATTAGCGATCCGCGTCGCCTCCTTCATCACGACCGCTCCCGCGCCCTGGATCAGGGTGTTCAGGCCGGCGAACGCTCGCCGCGGGCGGAGCCGGCGCCCGTCGAGTCCCTTGAGCCACCCGCGCGTCTGGAGGACCCCGCGGACCCCGGCCCTCTCATCGCCCTGGATGTCGACGATCAGGCGCTCGAGGCCCGGGAGCCCGTCGAGGAGGGCCTGCCGGACGGCCGACCCCTGGCGCTCCGGGAGGCCGAGGGTCTGCGCGATCCTCTTCCCGAGGGCACCGTACATGGTCGCGTAGAGGACCGTCTTCGCGTCGTCGCGCGTGGCCCCCGGGGCGACCTTCTGGATCGCCTCGAGGTTCGACCCGTGGATGTCGCCGTCGGTGACCTTCCTGATCGCGGCCCCGCCGTCGTACGCGTGGAGGTAGTGCGCCAGGATCCGGGCCTCGATCCCGCTCATGTCGCACCCGACCATCGCGAGGCCGGGGCTCGCCGTGAAGAGCGCGCGGCACTCGCGCCCGTACGGGGACGAGACCCGCGGGACCTGAGCGAGGTTCGGGCCGCGGTGCGTGCAGCGCCCGGTCGTCGCGCCGTTGTGGTTCACGAACGGGAAGATCCGGTAGTGGTCCCCGACGCGCTTCGCGCGCTTGACCCAGCCCTGGGGCCCGTCCGCGATCTGCCCGATCCGCTTCTTCAGGAGGAAGAAGTCCAGGAGGAGCGGCTGGACCGGGACCTCCTTCGGGTCCATCGCGGTCACGACCGCCTCGTCCAGCTTCGGGGTCCCCTGCGGGGTGTACTCGCGCGGGACCCACCCGTAGTTCCGCTGCAGGGCGGCGACGACCTGCTTCCGGGACCCGGGGTTGACCTGGTGGACCTTCTTGCTCTTGATCTTCTTGACCGGGGAGGTCTTCTCCTCGACCCACGTCCCGAGCTCGGCCTCGAGCTGCATCGCGACCGTGTGGAGCTTCGACTTGAGGGTGCCGACGAGGGACATCGCGCCCGCGTAGTCGAACGCTACCCCGCGCTCACACATCGTCCGGATGTCGCCGGCGAACGCGTCCTCGAGGTCCTCCGAGCGCGGGTCCCACTTCTGCGCGACGAGGTGCCTGTAGAGGTCCGCGCAGACCGCGACGTCCCGGACGCAGTAGTCGATCATGTCCGCCGTGAGGGCGGACCAGTCCTGCGGCGGGGTCCCCTTGTGGAGCCCCATCCGCCAGCCCCACGCCTCGAGGGACTGCGACCCGGTCAGCTTGCGCGGAAACCCCTTCGAGTACCGCGCGCCGTCCGTGTCCCCGACCCACGGGAACATGAGGCGCGCCTTGGTCAGGGTGTCGTAGGTCGGGGGGACCTTCCGGAGGCCGCAGAACTTCCGGAGCGCGGGGACGTCGAACCCGTCGACGTTGTGCCCGATCGCGAGGTCGGCGGACTCGACCGCGCGGACGCCGTCCTTCAGGGCGCCGGTCCGGGGGAACCGCGGGTCGTCGTGGAACACCGCCGTCCCGGTCCCGTCCGGGCGCGAGGTCACGATCAGGTGGACCCGGTCCATCGCGGGCTTCCCGTTCTCCTCGCGCAGGAGGCCATTCGTTTCGATGTCGACGACGAGCTCGTTCATACCCTGTCCTCGATCATGTCGCTGGGCTTGACGGTCTGGGAGAGGAAGCGGACGTGCTCACCCGGGCCGCGGACCGCGTCGTGCGGGCAGACCAGCACGCGCTCGACGGAGTGCTGCGTCTCGATCTCCCGGACGCCGAAGGCCTTCTTGAGGAACTTGTCGGCCCACGCCGGGAGCGCGGGGACCTCCTCGTACTCGGACCAGTCGACGCGGCGCTTCCGGCCGATGAAGTCGAACACCGCGCGGACCAGCTCGCCGCCGAGGTGGGGGACGTGCTCCGCCTGCAGCTTGACTAGGTTGGCGGACCAGCCCCGGGGCATCATGTGCGCGACGGCCAGGCGGACCTTCTCGAACTCGTGGGTCTCCATCAGAATGCCCCCAGCGGCCGGAACTCGATCCCGTACAGGCTGATCGTGGGCAAGGCGCAGACCGGCGGGAGGCTCGACCCCGGGAACTCCGCGACGATGTCGTCCCTCAGGCGCTGGTAGATCGCCTGGTAGAGGTCGTCCTTCAGGTAGAACGCCCGGCCGCCCTCCGGGACGCCGGCCTCGTCCGCGGCCAGCCCGACCGCCCTACCGAAATCGGTGGTGAGAGGGAGGCGGAGCTTCGCGAGCTCGCGCTTGAGGGACGCGTTCTCCCGCTCGAGCGCGGCGACATTCTGGGTGGCCCCTAGGAGGTCCTCCTCGAGCTTGCGAATGCGGGTAGACTTGGATCCGAAGCGCCCGCCCCCCTCCTCGAGGTGCTCGTCGAACCGCTCCGTGAGCTCGTCCAGGTCCTCGCGAAGTCTGTCGATGTCGTTCATGTCAGAATGCCCCCTCGGCAATCGGTTCGACCTGGTGCTTCTCCATCGCCGGGTCGTGGTCGACGATCCGCCCGGTGTGGTCCTCGTACTTTACCCGCCCGGCGAGGCCGGTGCGCCCGGTCCAGCGACATTTCAGGACGCGGAGCCCCATGACGTCCGTCGCGTCGCCCTGCTGGTCGCGCTCCGCGGCGACGATGACGTGCGACAGCTGGGGGATCAGGCCGGACCCCTTGATATCGCTCATCGAGACCGCCTTCCCCTCCTCGTGCGAGCGCCCGTCGCCGACCTTGCGGAGGTGCATCACGACGACCGGGATGACCTTCGTGCGCTTCGTGATCGCCTCGAGGTCCGCCATGAAGCGCTCCGCGTGGCGCCGGTCGTTGTCCTCCCGGCCCGCGCCGATGACGACCGTGAGGTGGTCGACCACGACGACCTGGCACCCCTCCGCGAGGGCCATGTAGCGCAGGCGGTCGAAGATCGCGTCGTCCGTCCGGACGCCCTGGTCGTCGTACATCACGAGGCGGTCCTTGACGTCGTCGAAGGACGCGCGCAGGTCCGGGTCGATCTCCTCCGCGTCCCCGAGGCGGACGTTCTTGCCGGCCATCGTCCCCAGGAGCGCGTACGCGTACTGCTCCCACGGCTCCTCGAGCGAGAGGACCCCGACCTTGAGGCCCTGCTCGATGAAGCTCCGGGTCAGGTTCCGGCAGAGGGTCGACTTCCCGGTCCCGGTTCCGCCGACGATCAGGTTGATCTCGCCGCGCCGGAAGCCGCGCGTCTTCTCGTCCAGGTCGGACCAAGGCCAGTGCGCGATCGTCGGCTGCGGCGCGCGACTCACGCCGGCCCAGATGTCCTCCCCGGTCACGATCCCGTCGGGCTTCCACGCCTGCGCGTCCCAGATCGCGGAGATGACCTCGTCCCCGCGCCCGGCGAGGAGCATCTCGTTCGCGTCCTTCATCGGGAGCTTCGCGACGAACGCCTTCCCCGGGGTCAGGGTCCGGGAGACGGCCTCGGTCGCCTCGCGGCCGGCGTCGTCCTGGTCGAACATGATGACGACCCGCGAGAACGACTCGAGCCACCCGAGGGACTTCGCGACGTCCTTCGCGGCGTTCCCGGCGCCGTTCGGGACCGACACGACCGGCCACCGGTTCCCCTGGAGCTGGGAGACCGTCATCGCGTCGATCTCGCCCTCGGTGATGACGACCATCGTGTTGCCGCCCTTCGCCGAGAGGCGGCGCCCGTCCCGGAAGACCCACTCCCCGAACAGGCTCGCCTTCTTCGCGTCCCCGAGCCACGGGAAGTCCTTGTGGCGCGTGCGGAGGTGCTGCGCGACCGGGGTCCCGAAGGAGTCCCGGTACGTCGCGACCTGGACCGTGTCCCCGCGGTGCTCGCCGTAGCCGTACCCGAACTTGCGCGAGGTCTCGCCGGTGATGCCTCGGGACGGGATCCCCTCGATCGAGACCTGTATCAGGCCCGCGACAGGGCGGACCTTCGTCGACTCCACGATCCGTCCGGACTCCTCGTCCGGGCCCTGCTCGTGATGCTCGCAGACGTGGCAGAACGTGTGCCCGTCGTCGTACAGGCTCGCGCCGTCGCTCGAACCGCACTCCCCGCACGGGACGTGGCGCACGAACTGGGACGTGCTCTCCCCAGTGAGTCGCGGCACCTAGAACCTCCTCCCGCGGCCCCGAGGCCCGCTCCCGTTGATCTTCTTGCGCTCGATCTCCTCCTTCAGGGCCTGCTTGAGCTCGGCCTTGAGGGTCTCCTCGCGGATCGCGGACTGGACGCAGAAGGCCAGCATCGACAGCCAGTCCTTCGCGTTCAGGACGACCGTGAACTCGCCGTCGTCGTCTACCCGGAACGCGCCCACCGCGACCTTCCCCCCGCCGGTGCGGGCGCGGGTCTCCATCACGAAGTCCTGGAGCACGAGGCTCTCGTCGCCAACGGCGTTGTCGCGCCCCCTGTCCCAGTCCTCCTCGAGGACCTCCACCGAGAGGTTCGGGAGCTCCTCGACCCCTCCCGGAACGGGGGTCAGTTTGTACGACTTGAGGAGGTCGTCGAAAGCGTGCTGGGGCTTCATCGAGCCTTGACCTCCGTGATCTCGACCCCGTACAGGTCCTCGACCTGCTTCTTCGCTCGCTTGTAGCTGTCCGTCCGCATGCCCTTCACGTCCTCGATCTCGACCCGCCCGTCGGCGTAGAACACCAGGAAGTCCGCCGCGTACCTCGTCTTCCCCGGGAGGTAGAACGCCGGCTGCAGGAGCACGAGGGAGACCTCCCCGGAGTCCCACAGAGCCTCGAGATGGTCCCACCTCTTCGCCTCCGCCTTGGAGTCGAACGTCCGGGTCCCGAACCGGCGCGACACGCGCGTGCGGTCCTCCGGCTTCGAGACCCGGATCCGCGGCCGGCCCCAAGGCTTCGGCGTCACTCGGCCCAGGTGGAGCTCGTCCACCCCTCCGTGATGTGCGCGAGGGTCTCGCCGTCCGGGCCGCGGATCAGGAGGTTCCCCTCGCCCGGGTGGATCTTCACCGGGCGCGAGAGCTCCTTGATCTTGATGCCGCGCCCGCTCTCGGCGGAGTCGTAGAACATCGACCACCCTTCGTCCCCGAGCTCGAACGGGCCGGACCCGTCCGTGACGACGACCGCGGACTGCGCGAGCTCGCCCCCCTTCGCGTGGATCGAGTGGACGTCGAAGTCGACCGCGTCCCCCGCGTAGAGCGCGCCCATGACGTCGGTCTCGCGCATGGAGTCGTCGAGCCAGAGGCCGCGCATGTCGACGCGCGTGTTGAGCTGGACCGCCCACTGGTCGTCCTTCGTGCCGGCCTGCGCGCTGAAGACCTTCCAGCACTGGGACTCCCGGTCGCCCCCGCCGTGGTTCTCCATGTACCACCCGTCGACGATGATGTCGCCGATCGGGTCCCCGAACCCCTCCGGGTGCTCCCACTGGCGTAGAGCGACCTGGAGGCCCTGCGACCCGATGTCGCGCGAGAGCACGTTCGTGAAGGTGAACGGCCTGACCGGCTTCGGTGGGAGGGGCGGTCGCGGCTTGAAGTACGCGACGTGCTCCGGGAAGATGTCGGTGTAGGTGACGTTCTTGACGGAGACGCTGTCGAAGTCCCCGTTCCCGCCCCACTTATTGCACGGACCGACTACCGCGTTCTGGAACGTGACCCCGCTTGCGGCGGACCCGTCGATGATGCTGAAGATCCCTAGGTAGGTGTACCCGGTCCCCCAGAAGTGGAAGCCGTCGTACACCGCGCCGTCCGCGACCGGCGGGAGGGGCGGAGACGGGAGGCCAGCGCCGGAGATCGGCTGGAACTCCCAGCTCACGAGAGTGTTGGCACCGACCTGGCACCCGAACGAACTCGGGTCGGGCCACTCGACAGAGCCCGCCGGGGGGTCGGCCGGGGGGTCGGCCGGGGGGTCGGCCGGGGCGGGCTCGTCGTAGACGTACGCCGTGACGAGGAGCTCCTCGTACGCCAGGAGGTCCGACATCGCGCCGTGGAGGTCCGCGTCGACCTTCCCGAAGCGCTGCTTGAGGGCCTGCAGCTCCGCGTGGAGCTCGAGCGCCTCGTCCACCGTGACGTGGCCGTGGTTCTCGTCCTTCCCGACCGCGGGGGACTGGGACGCCGCGGCGACGACGATGAGGCCGAGCGCGCACACGAGGGCGGGCCACGGGCGGCGGTACCAGGGGTAGTCGTTCATCGGAGGAGCCCTTCCTTCTTGAGCCTGTCGCGGCACTCGTCGCACGCGAGGCCGGTGACGTCGGACCCGGTCGGGCCCGTGAACGTGATGGTCTGGAGACTGTTGAGGTGGAACTCGCGCCCGCAGCCGGCGGCGCAGCGACCTCGGGACTGGTTCAGGTGGGTGACGGCGGTGATGGGCATGGTCTCTCGTTGTGGTGGCAGGGGAGGGAGGGATCGAACCTCCGATCACGGGATCAAAACCCGTTGCCTTTACCGCTTGGCTACTCCCCTGAAGTGGCCCCCGGGCTACCACCGATTCTACTCGGCGGGCCCGGGGGCCGGGTCGGGAGAGCAACCTCCCTCCCAGGTTCTCGGCACCTGGTGAGCCGCCGGAGGTGTCGAACCGGTGGTCAGCGGACTTGGTCCGCTAGAACTTCCCCCCGCCGTAGCTCGGGGCGCCCTCGCCGGACCCGGCCGGCGCGTCGTCGCCCTGGTCGGCCACGAACGACCCCTCGCTCGAGAGGTCCTCCGCGCCGCCGTAAGCGCCCTGGTTGAAGCCGCCGAACTCGACGAGGTCGACGACCTGGACGCCCTCCGGGCGCAGGCGGACGTAGACCGTGTCGTCCTTCATGACGTAGTTCGCGGTCGCGCGGCAGAAGACGACCCCGCGCGTGCCGGCGCCGACCTTCTGGCGCTCCGTGCGCTGCCCGCGCGCGTCCATGAACGCGATCTTGTGCGGGACCGGCGGCTCGCCCTCCGGGTAGTACGCCGCGGCCTGCTTGCACCGGATCGCGGTCTTGCCGGTCGGCTGCTTGTTCTCGTCGAGGTGGTCCACGAAAGGGTAGTGGACCTTCGTCGAAGGGTCGAGGCCCTCCTCCTTCAGGCGGACCTCGACGAGCTCCTCGAGCTGGCGCTTGAGGGCCTTGATGTCGCCCGGCTCGACGACGACGTCGACCTTGTAGTCGCCCTCCGGGTTGTCCTTGCCGGCGAACTTCTTCGAGGGCCGGTCCAGGAACGGCCAGGCGAAGACGCCGAGGGGCGTCTTGACGCGGATCTGGGTGGAACGTTTGGTTGCTTTGGGCATGGTCAGTTGGAGCAGTTTTTGAGGATCAACCCGGCCGCCTCGCGGCCGCGGTAAGCCTCTCCGTTCTTGTTGTTGTAGTCGGTGTGGGAGAAGCCGAGGGCCTCCCTGAGGCCGCCGTACAGGCTGTAAGTCCCCCTGCCGGCGGGGCCGTGCAGGGCCCCGACGACCCCCCAGAGGAAGGCGAACTCCGACAGCTTGCCGGTCAGCTCGACCGAGACCTCGGGGTCGGCCGCCGGGCCCGGGCTGGTGCGCGCGACCTCCATCAGCGCGCCTTCGTGCCGTAGAGCGCGATCGAGAGCCCGTTCCGGGCGGCGCGCGCCGAGCGGCCGGTGCCCGCCTCGATGAAGCCGACGCCGTTGGAGATCACGTCGAGCGCGGCGGCCTGGTTGGGGGACAGCGCGCCGGGGTTCTTCTCGCCCCAGACGTACGCCCTCTGGGCCGCCCGCTGGAGGTTCGTGCTCGGGGGGCTCGACATCGCGCCGGTCTCGTCGATGAAGGCGTCCGCGGCCTTGAGGATGTTCTTCGGGAGGGTCAGGTTGATGTTGGTGTCGACGGTCATCTGATTCGGTGGGTCACTGGAAGAGGAACTCGGAGGCGCGCACGGCGGCCGGATCGACCCGGCCTAGCACCGGCGGGTCCGGGATATGTAGACCACTATACCCGCGGACCTCGTCCCGGAGCGCGACTAGTAGGTTATTTTCCACCACGACCTCCGCGACGGCGGACCGGAGCGCGGACCGGAGCGCCGGCACGAGCGGCGCGGCGGTCCCGAAGCTGTCGTGGATCGCGGCGATCGGGCCCGCCCAGCCCGAGACCGCGGTCGCCATGACGGCCGCGTCGATCGAGTGGACGAAGTTCGGCGCGGCGCCCTGTCGCTGGCGCTTCACGTCGATCGCGGACCCGTCCTCCCGGAGGCGGATCTGGCGGACCTGGCCCCCGAGGCGGACCCGGAGCCGGCGGACCTTCTGCTTCCGGTACGCCTGAGCGGCGGGCCACCCGACGGGGGTCGTCCACTCGAACGGGAGGCCCGCGCGCGCGAGCTTGGTCGCGACGTCCTGGAGCCACGTCATGCAGTCGACCGCGCCGCGGCACCGCGCGGCGACCTTCTCCATCAGGACCCCCGCGAGCCACCGGCACGCGGTCGCGGCGCCCCTCCCGAGCGGGCCGGACGTGAGGTCCTCCCTGTCCGCGCAGCGCTTGTCGCGGTACCACTCGAGGACGTACTCCGCCGCGCTCCACGCGGTCACCCCGTACGGGAGCGTCATCACGGGGCGCTTCGCGAGGTCGCGCGGGACCTCGAACCCGAGGCACCGGCGCCACGCCTCGGCGTGGTTGACGTCCGAGATCGGGTCCGCGCATCCCTCGGTCGAGAGGCGCAGGATCTCGGCCCAGGTGTCAGCGGCGACCTTCGAGTAGAGGTCCTCCGGCACGGAGCTCCCGTGGTCGATCGCGTTCGTCGCGGCCGCGAGGTCCTCGTCCCCGGTCATCAGGGCAAACAGTTGGAGGCCGTTGTTCGACGCGTCGATGTGGACCGGGAGGTGCGTGGCCGGGGAGAGGTCGCCCCGTAGCCGGCCGACCTCGAGGCACCACGCGAGGTACTGGAACGGCTCGTCCGCGTCGTGCCAGGATGTGTCCTCGATCGGGTCCCGGTAGACCGATTCGGCCTCACTCCAGAGCCCCCGGCCGAGTACGGCCCGGCCCTCGACGGGGCCCTTAGTCCCGCTCTTGAGGGACTCCCCGTACGCCCAGAGCTCGCGCCACCCGGCGTCGGTCATGTCCTCCCCGCCCGCGAACTGGATCATCGCGCGGCCGTAGTCCGGCCCCTGCGGCTGGACCCAGTACGGGACCGGGTACGCGCGCTGGCGGAAGTCGAGCCGGTGCGGGAAGTAGAACCGCGGCTCGCCCTCGAGGATGCGCCCGGTCCTCACGATCTGGGCGAGGGAGACCCGGCTCGAGCGGCGGGCCGCGTTCGCGCGGTGCGTCATGCCGGCGCGCTTGCGCCACTCCTTCCACTCGGCCTCGCTCCGCGCGGCGTCGTCGCTCCCCTCGGGGTACTCCGACGCGTGCTTCATCGCCGGGCGGGCCGGGAGCGGCGCGTCCGCGAGGTCCGGGAGTGGGCCCCCGTCCGCGCCGCGGAGGTGGTCGAGAGCCTCGAGGAGGTCCCGGTCGATCCGCCACGGGACGTCCTGGAGCTTGTTCACGGCCCCGAGCACGCGAGGCATCTCGCCGCGCGAGGCGCGGTGCTCCGCGCGCTCCTGCTGCATCCTGGACGCGAACCGCGCGAGAGGGCGCCGGAGGACCGCGTCCGTGAGGTACCCGCCGCCGGTCACGCCGGACCACGGGGCCGGGGGGTCGAGCGTCGGGAGGTACGTCGGGCACCGCCGCGCGGACTCCCTGTCCGCGTCGTCGAGCCACGCGAGGAGCGCCTCCGTCGGGCGCGCCATCAGTTGGACCCCGTTCTGGCGCCCGCGGCGCGGGACCTCCTCGACCTCGATCCACCCGAGCTCCTGCAGGGCGGCCTCGATGAAGATCGCCCCGACCGCGGCGCGGTCCCGCGAGGACCACCGCGGCGGCGGCGCGTCCGCGTTCTTCATCCCCTTCACGAGGTACCGCCGGCGGAACTCCGGCCCGGAGCGCTTCACGCGCTTCAGGAGCTCGCGCACGAGGGTCCTGTCCGTCCTGACGAGCTCCCGGATCCGGTGCTCGTCCTCGAGCGCGAGCCCGACCGCGGCCGCGAGGGACGTCACCGAGCGCGGCCGGTGGAGCCCGTCAGCGACGACCCCGGCCGCGACGAACGCCGCGGACGGGAGGTCGAGCTTCGACACGATCGGCGCGACGTCCGCGTGCGGCGCCGGGCGGCCGGCCTTCACCTGGCGGGCCCACCCCGAGACGTACGCCTCGATCGCCCCGAACGCGGCCCGGAGGAGTTGGCGCCCGGGCGGGGTCGTCGTGAGGCGCCCGGTCGAGCGAGCGGCCGCGGCGACGGAGAAGTACCGCTCCTCCCCGAAGGAGGTCATCAGGAGCTCGTGCTCGAGCTCTCGGGAAGTGATGTCGGGCATGGGTACTATACCGCCGGGTCGGTGTATGCGGCGCCGCTCACGCGCCCGCTCTCGCTCGCGCTCCCCGCTCACCATCCCCTCCGCAGCGCTTCGCCGACCTCCAGGTCAACGCCGTAGATCACGATTCGAGCGCCGCCTTCGAGTTCGAGCGTGGCGCGACCGGCCTCCGTGGCGATGACGGTCGCCCAGGGAGCCGCGTCTTCGCCGAGGACGATCTCGCGCCCTTCCGCGTCGCCGAGCCAGCAGTCGAGCACGGTGAACTCGGAGCCGTCCTGGAGGCGCACCAACGCGCCGCCGTGGACGATGCACGACCCGTCCGAGGTCGGCCAGGTTCGCACGACGGTTCCCCAGGGTTCGGGCGTGTCGGGGCGGAGGGTGTAGAGCGCGGCCGCGACAGCGACGGCGAGTAGCACCCCGATCAGGTGGGGCGTGAGGTTACGCATCGGTGGCCTCCGGGGTGGGCGGGGTAAGGGCGGCGTCGAGAATCTTGATCGCATCCACGGCGCGCGCGAACAGCCGCTGCCCCGGTTCGGCCCCTTGGTCGAGCCGCTCGCGAGCATCCCGCGCAGCCCCCTCGACCCGGCGGAGGCGGGCGCGCAGATGCGGGACGCAAGAGCAGTGCTTCTCATCCGGCGCGCACTCGTCGTTGATGACGCGGCGGAAGTCCTCCACGAACTCGGACAGGCGCTCCTCCGCCTCCTCGCGCCGCGCCGTCTCGGCGGCAAGGGCGTCGATGGCGCCTGCTCCGCACCTTCCGCACGGATCGGCAGTCAAGCCGTCCGGGTTGATGAACCACCTATCCCCCTTGCACGCTGGGCATAGGCTCTCGGCCAGTTCCGCCACCAGCTCGCGCAGGGCGGCGATCTCGGCGTCCTTGGCGAGCAGCGCGTCGTGGACCGGCGAGCCGATCTCGACCTCGCCCATCGCGGCACGCTCGGCTGTTCGCACGTCCCCCGCCGCCTCGGGCAGCGCGCGGGACGTGGGCGGATAGTCCTCGTCGTCGGACGGGAAGTTGTCGGGGCTGAACGTGTCCGCGAGTTCGTGGGGACCGGCTTCGTGCAAGGCGTCCTGGATCTGCTCGCGCATGTTCTCTTGCCCGCTCCGGTACGCGCCCTCCGCCCCGGCCCCGCTGGCGAGCAGGGCGCGGGCAGATTCCACCCTCGCCGCGTAGTCGCGGAGCGCGGAAAGGGCGGCAGCGGCGCAGGTCACGCCGGGTTGCGCGCGCGAGTCGTCGCGGTAGAACTCCAGCGCGGCCTCGACCTCCGCGAGCCCTTCGGGGAGGGGGCTAGACATGGCAGTTGCTCCTGTGCGTTCCGTCCTTGCCGCCGCAGACGCCGCAATCTCCGCTCGGCTTCGCCCCGTCCTCCAGCGCGGCGAGGCGCGAAAGGGATTCGCGGAGTGCGTTGAAGTCCCCAGCGGGCACGGCGATCCAGTCGCCCTTGAAGCCTTTGTGCTGCCCGTCTCGCATGATCGCGTTGCGCTTCAATGCAGCCGCCTCGACCAGCGCCGCGACCGCTTCGGAGTGGGCGGTGAGGGCGGTGATGCGGTCGCGGAGAGGCTTGCACACGTTCAGCTTGATGCACTCCCGCAGCGACTCGTTCGTTTCATCCATGCCGGAGCACAGCGGACGGAACTGCGCGCAACCGGCGGCGTTGTCGATCAGGTCGTCGTCGCTCAACAGCACCCGCGCGAGCGGGGTCGGGGCAGGGCTCATCGGGGGTACGTCCATGTGCAGCGGCGGCATCTGATTCTTGTCCATTCGGCGAACCTCCAGGCAGTGAGCGACGCGGGGTCGCCTGGCCGTGGGCGGCAGTCGTGCCCCTCAGGCGGCGAGTAGTAGTTGTGGTCTTCGCTCCACGAATACTGGGCGTGGAATCCGAGCAGGCACTTGATCCAGCCGAGCATCACTCCCCCTCCGCTTCCGGGGCGTGGCGCGCGGCTTCGGCGCGGATGAGCGCGCGCACGGTTTCGACGCTAGCGACCCCTGGCCAGTGCGCATCCGCCATCCGCCGCAGCCCCTCCGCGTGGTAGCGGGCGAACGCGCGGGCGAGGCGGTCTTGGCACTCGGCGCAGATGCACGGGGATCTATCCAGGGTGGAAACAAGCCAGTCTCGCGCGGAATCAAGGGCCTCGCGCGAGGGCGGGTGGTCAGTCGGCATGGCGCATCCCCTCATGTGCCGTTGCGGTCGCTTCGGTGTCCTTCACGATGTCGTACTTCCGCTCATCTTCAAGCGCCCACAGGAGTACCGACTCGGCAACGTAGGCGTAGCCTGATCCGAGCGTGTTGTCCTGCTCGACTCTTGCGCGCAGGCGGCGTAGGGCCTTCCTGATTGTGCTGGCAGACTTCATGCTTTCGTCTCCTTGGGTTCCTGGCGGTAGCGGGCGGCGAGGGCGCGAACCGCGGTGCCGATGTCCAGGGCCGTCCGACGCGCGTTGACGGCGCGGTTGCACAGCTCCTCGCGGTCTGCGATGCGCGCCGCGTCCTCCAAAGCGAGCGCGACGGCTTCGCGGGCGCACGTCGTGGCCAGCTCGCAAAACGCCGCGCGCATGATGGGCTGAACATCCTCAAGCGGGGGCATCGTCTTCTCGACGACAGCGGCAACGTCAATCACTCCCCACCCCCCGGCAGGCGCTGGAGGAGGGCGAGTCCCGCTTCGAGCGCGTCGCCGTGCTGCGCGATCAAACCGGGGCCGTCCGCGATCTGACGGAGCGCCTGGACCATTGCGGAGACAGTCGTGCGCACCTCCCCCAGCAGCGCGGCGGGGTCGGGGACGCCGGAGAGGGCCTCGCCGCAACGCCGGTCATGCGCGTGCTTCTTCGAGTTCTTCTCGACTCGCGCGCACCACTCCTCAGCCTTCTTCTTCCACCTGCGCCAGTTCGGGAGCCAGAGGAAGAAGACCGGACCACCGCCCGGGCGCTGCCACGCAACGTCGTCGAAGCGGTAGCCGAGCACCTTGCGCTCACCGGTGTAATGGCGATGCACCGACCCAACCTCGGGGTAGTCGTCGCGGTAGCGCTCCGGCTTGTCCTTGAACTCGCTACTCATCCCCGCCCCCTGCGCCGGAAGCGCTCGACTTCGCGTCGATGATCGTGGAGACCATGCGTTCCAGCCTGTAGCGGAGCAATTCGATTCCTCCGTGCCGGGGGATGATCTCTGAGAGCGTCAGAGTGGGCCCGCGCTGGGTCATGCCGATTCCACCGCGCGGAGTAATGCGAATCTGGATCTCGTCCGCATCGCATAACGTGTCGGGCGACTCTTCAAGCAAGCGAATCGCCCGCTCGCGTGTCTCGGGGTGCTGCTCAACCCAGAACCTCGTCGTGTCCATCACTCGCCCCCTTCCTGCGCGGAGCGGCGGCGGGACTCGGGATCGCGCGTCGCCTCCAAGTACGGGACCAGCCTGTCCCTAAGTTCGTCCCACGCGCGCCAAGTCGCGCGCCGGCTCGAGAGGGGTTCGAGCCCCATCTCAATCCTGCAGCGCTCCTTCGGGAGGCCCGTCAGGAGGCGCACGAGCGCGAGCTGGCGCACCTCCGGGTCCGTGATCCGGCACTCGTCGAGCGCGCGCTGGAGCTCCGGGACGAGGTCCGACGTCGTCGACGTGTCCGGCGGGTCCTCGACGGGCGCCCTGTCGTCGAGCTTGCGGGTCAGGTCCCCGTGGCGGACCTCCTTCGGGTGCGCCGCCCGGTGCGCGTGGCGGCACCCCATCAGGGCGCCGCGGTAGACGTAGTGCGACCGCGCGCGGTCCTTCTTCCGCGCGAGCTCGACGTCGAAGCGCTCGTCCGCCCGCGCGGCCGCGACGTACGCCGCCCCGAGGTGGTCCCCCGGCTCGCCCCCGAGGAGGGCGGCCGCGGACCGCGCGGCCCAGAGCGCGCGCTCGGCGATGAAGTCGCTCATCGCGCCGCCCCTTTTTCGATGCTCTCCGCGAGGGCGGTCAGGCGGCGGCCGTACTCGTGGTGCTGCCGCGCGCTGCTGCGGTGCCTCGCCGCTCTCCTGAGGGAATCGAGGCGGGCCTTTTTGGAGCTCTGGTTGGACCCGTAGATCGCCTTGTAGGTGTCGATTACGCCGCGCTCGAGGGCCGAGTAGTCGATGAGGCCGGACAACACCCCGAGCTCAGGGGCCGGGACGGCGCGCGTCGCGCATACCCGGAGGTGGACCCCGTTCTTCGCGAGGCGCCTCAGGGCCCCTTTCGCGTGCTCGTCGAGGATGTCGGAGACGGTCTCAGCGCTGCCGCCGGCTGCGACGATCGCGTCCCGGAGAGCGACCGTCAGGTCGAGGACCTCGCGCGCCGCGTCGACGTCCGAGACGCCGAGCTCGTTCTTCTTGCAGGGGTCCATCAGTCGGCCTTATTGAGGGAGCCGAGGGCGTTGGCGGTCTCCTGCAGGAGGTCCGCGAAGAAGTCCTTGGACTCCTGGAAGAGCGGCCGGTGCTCCCGGACGGCATCACGGAGGGCCGCGAGCTGGATGCCGGTCAGTCCGGAGAGGGTGAGGGTCGCGGTCGGCTCGGGCCGCGGGGTCGGGGGCGGAACCTGGACGGTGTGGGTGATCTTCATGCCGGAGTCTAGCCCGGTCGGGGGCTGGAGGGAACGGTGAATCTGTGGAATCTTGGGCGGATTGGTCGACTCGACCCAAGCGAGCGCCATCTTCTTGACGAACCACTTGGGGAGGAACCCGGCGGTCACCGGCTCGCCCCGATCGCCCTCGCGGCGTCCGCCGGGGTGACGTGCGAGTACCGCATGGTCGTGCGCCAGGACCGGTGCCCGAGGACCTCAGCGACGACCGGGACCGGGAACCCCTGCGTGAGGAGCTCCGTCGCGCGCGCGTGCCTGAGCTGGTGCGGGGTCGGGCCCTCGGGAGCGGCGCCCTTCCAAGCGCGCTGGAGGGACGACCGGCTCACGCCCGGGCGCCACCCCTTCAGGAGGGCCGCGCTGCAGGACGGCGGGAGGAAGATCGAGCGCCGGCGCCCGCTCTTGGAGTCCGGGAGGCGGAGGGACGCCCTCCCGTCCCCGGACCCGAGGTCCCACGGCCCGAGGACCTCCCCGAGCCTCGCGCCGGTGCGCCACAGGACGCGAGCGGTCCGCGCGACCTCGAGGTCCCCGCGCGACCTGAGGGACCGCAGGAGGCGCGCGACGTCCGCCCTGCTCGCGCCGGCCCTCCTCGCGCCCTCCGGGAGGGACCGACGCGCGGGCGGGTCCGCGTCCGTGAGGCCCTCCTCCCTCGCGGTCCTCAGGACCGCACCGAGGGCCGCCATGTGGCGGTTGATCGTCGACGGCCCGAGGCCTATCGAGCGGAGGTGGCCCTCGACCTGGCGCAGCTTCGCGGGGGTGACGGACGAGCACGGACGGAGGGGCCCGAGGACCTCGACGCACCGGAGGGCCCTGGAGTAGGACCGCTCGCCGTCCTTCTGGGGGCCCCACCTGGTGGTGAGGGTCAGGTCGAGCGCTTCGGAGAGGGTCGTTCGTTTCATGTCGATCAGACGGTACCGGGGAGTGCGGGGTGGTGTCAGGGTCTTCTTGGGAAGCACCTAGGACGATGATACGCTACGGCTACCCTACTTCTTGGAACTCTCCTAGGACCTCTACTAGGACCTCTCCTAGGACCTCTCCTAGGGCCCCTTCTTCGATAGGGAACACCTCCAGAGGACACGGGCGAACCGACGTCGTAAGTCCCTAGGGCGCCTACACTTAGGGAGGGTGAAGGGCGCCAGAGAGGGTGAAGAACTCGGCGCGCGGTCTCGGCGGTCGCCACCCTAACGGGCCCCTAACGTCTTCCCGGATGAGGGGATGCCCTAGGGTAGGGGTTTCCCTACGGTAGGGGAAGACCTAGTGTAGGGGAACCCCTACCGTTCGGTTCCGGATCGGCTCCCGCTCCCACCTCCGTCGGCGCGGACTCCCCGCGCCCCGAAAACCCGAAAGGCTACGACGATGCACGATCTCGCTACGATCCAACGCCGAAATCTCCCGCGCTCCCGGGGTGGGGAAGCGTCCGACATGTCAGAATGGGGCGCGACCGTTGAGGTTGACGGATCGACAGGGGAAGAGGGGCCCGGGTGTCCGGAATGCGAGGGACCGATGCCGCGCGCCGGATACAATGACACGGGACACCGGGAGGGCTGCCCCCGCGCGGAGCCCGGTCTCCCGCTCTCCTGCGCGATCCAGATCGCGGAAACGAACGCGGAGACCGCGGCGCTCTCCGGACCGTTCGACGCGGGCGAGGCAAAAGGGTACCTCGACGCGTTGCGCGACGTCGCGGCGGGGAGGATCGGCCGATGATTCCCTCGACCTCCCATTTCCCACCGGACTCCCCGCGCGGGGAAGTCTACTCGCTCGCAGTGGCAAACGTACCGAGCGTAGCCTACCTCGCCGGGATGCTCCCGCGCGCGTTCGAGGACGCGTCCGTCGAGTTCCGCGGCGCGACGGTGGCGGACGCTACTGGACTCTGGATCGACTCCCGCGGGGATTCAATCCAGGAGCCGGCCGCGGTCGTGATTCTCGGCGGAGTCTCGCGCGACGAGGCCGAACGCGTCGCGCTTCAGGTCGGGCGCCGATTGAAAGAAGAATCCGTGGCGGTCTGGCGATGCGGGGACGGTTTCGCGCTCGCGCTCTGCGGGGAAGGGGGGGACCGATGATTCCCGCGCCCGAGCTGACCGATACCGTCGGTTTCGTGATGGATTTCGAAGGGGGGGACATCTCCCCCGCGCGGCTCGTCCAGGGGTTTGCGCACCTCGTCCGCACGGGCGACGCGTACCGGCTCCAGGGATTCTACGGCCGCACGGCCGAAGCGTTGATCGAGCGCGGGTTGATCGACCGCGCGGGGAATTGGGACCCCGACCGGCTCGACGAGCTGGCGGAAGGGGGCCCCGCTTGATTCGCCTCGCTACCGGCGGGGCGTGTTTCGCGCTCGCGCTCGTCCAGCCGTCCGCGGATCCCGGCAGGCTCCCGCTTTGGGCCGGGCTCGCTTCCCTCGCGCTCGGCGCGGTCATCGTGCTCGGGATGCCGAGATCGGGCCCGCCCGGACCTCCCCCGGCCCGGCCCGGAGATCGGTGGGCGGAATGAGGGCCCGACACCTAGCGGCGGTCCCCGCGATGCGAGAGAACGTCGAGCTCGCGTTCCATCGTGCGACGGCGCTCCCTGACGCCGCGGACGTCTGCCCGGCTTGGGCGTCGTGGTACGACGACCAACGGGCCGAGCTAGGTCGGATCGCGGGGGCCGATCCGTACGCCATGCCGGAACGGTACCGTCGGATCGCTTGCGCCGCGTCCGCGCTCTCCCCGCGGGTCCAATGGGAAACCGTCCTAGCGGCCCTCCCGAAGCTAGCGCGCGGGGAGAAGCCGGTAGGGTTCTACGCTCGCTCGCTCCGGCTCGCTGACCGGGCGATGTCGGGCGAAGCTTTGGGCTCGCTCTTCCCGGAGAAGACGGCACCCAAGACGAACGCGTTCGCTTGGAACCTGGCATTCCACGGGACGAAACCCGTGGTCGACGTTTGGAGCGCTCGCGCGGCGGGGATCGACCCGGAACGCATCACGCTCGCGCGCTACCGCGCTTGCGAAGAGGCGTACCGCCGCGCGGCCGACGCCGTGGGGCTCCCCGCGGACAGGCTCCAGGCGCTCGTTTGGGGCGCCCTACGGTCGCGCGCGATCCCGCGCCCGGCCCGGCTCGTCGCGTTCTAGCGCGCGGCCGAAATGAGAGCGGGCCCGGCCGGAGCGAATCCAGCCGGGCCCGCGTTGCGTTGTGGGGCGCCGTTACTCGATCGAGTAGCGGGCCCGCGGGTGCGCGGATATCTCCGCCCGGAACGCGGCATCATCTAGCGCGAGGAGCCGATCGAATTCGAGACGCTGACGCGCGCTCGGCCCGCCCCATCCTGTGCCCTCGCGCGCGACCTCATCGGCGACGACCGCGCGCTCGACCTCATCTAGCACGGCGACACCGTTGCACTCCGAGCCGATGAGTCCGCGGGCGTTATAGGCACCGTACAGCACGAGCCGAAACCGGCCGTCGGCGCGGACACTGTCGCGCGATACGTAGGCGTAGGGACCTACCGAAGGGAGCCGGTAGAAGCGCTCCAAGGGATCGAGCGTCATCGCCCCGCCCCCCGCTCGATCGCGGAGCGGATCCCGTTGCGCCAAGCTGCGTGCACGTACGTGAGCTGGTCGGCCGGGAAGGCCCCCCACGCGTCGAACGCTCGCCAGAGGCCTACTACCTCGATCCTCATGAGTCGACGGGCGTCGTCGGATAGGCGCCAGAGCGCGCGGATCCCAGCCTCGCAAGCGAGGACCTCGCCCGGGCCGTCCATCTCGTTCCGCGGTAGGTAGTGCCCGACGACATCATGCCACGCGCGGAAGGTCATATTTGCGAACGGACTCGGCCAGATCGTGCGGTCGCAGTAGTCGCGCGAGACCGGGATCGGGAGGCGGCCGCGCCACGGGCGCATTGTGCCGAGCGCGAGCGTGAGCTCGGCCAGCGTCGACGGCGCGGAGTCTTGAGGGACCGGGAAGGGCGCGATGGTTCGCGATTCGGCGTCCGCCAGGACGGCCGAGACAAGCTCGGCTCGGGCGGATTCGAAGGATGCTAGGGACCTCATCGGGCGCCTCCTTCCACGCGGAGCCGATCGGACTCGACCCACGCGCTCCCGTCCCCACCGATCGGCGAGACAAGGAAGCGCGAGCGCCCGTACGCTTGGCGCGCGTCTAGGATCTTGACGGGGACGATGACGGATGAGCTTGACAGCTTGATTCGCATGGACGCATCGCGCCCGATGAGTCGAGCGGACTCGGAGAGCGTGAGCGATTCGAGGGATAGTGTCGGTAGGCTCATTGGGACACCTCGCGTAGGATGTCGTCCGCGGTCCCAGAGAGTAGCGACGCGCGCTCGCACGCTCTATCGAGCGCGACGGCCCCCTCATCGTTGGCGTCACGCAGCTCGGCCGCACCGTCGGCTGACTCGATATCATCTAGCGCACTCTGTGCGTCGTCGCGCATGGACTCGGCCGCCTCAATGGCGGTATCAAGGTCCTCGATCAAGGAAGCGAGGCGTTCTTTCGTGGTCATCGTGGTTCCGTTCGTTCGGTCCGCACTATCGCGGCACCGCCGAACCCTATCGGCCCTAGTGGGGCCCTGCAACACCTAAGGCCGGACAAAAGGCCGGACGACGGAAGCGAACGGCCGTAACTTCAGACCGAGCCTAGACTTGCTGCACGACCTAGGGATTGCCCTTGCCAGTCTCGGGACCGCGGGACGGGATAGCACGTCCCAGCCCAACCATTGCGAGGTAACGAGTTACGACGTCCGACCCTCCCGACCGCCGCCAGCGAACGCCGTGCCGCCCCAGATCGGGCCGGATCGGCACGTCGGGTGCTTCGCACGCGTACCGTTATCGCGCGCACGCGTCAAAGGAACGCGCGCGATTATAGGGCGCGACCCCCGGCGGGGGGAAACCCGAGCGACGCCCCTCGTAGAGGGTCGGACGTTTTTCTGATACCGAAACCGCGCCCCACCCTCGCCGGCGGTATCGTTGGGTCCCCGTACTACACAACCACCTGAAGAACCTATGGCACGCAAGAAGCAACCCACGGACGGCCTGCGCCTGACCGGGGACATCCCGACGAGGACGGTGAGCCTCAACGACATGGCCGGTCAGCATGTGACCGTGGACATCCCGGACGGCGACGACCCTGACGACGAGGTCACCGTCTCGGTCGACTGCTCGGTCTTCTCGATCTCGCGCCACCAGTGGCTCGCGCTCGAGGCCGTGTTGATGCCGTACGAGGACGAGGACGAGGACGAAGGGAGCGAGTCCTGATGGCCGCCCGGAAGAAGACCAAGGAGCCCGAGAGCGAGCGCACGGTCGGCGGTGAGGTCGGCTCGCTCGGCCCGCCCGCGGAGGGCGAGTACGACGTCACGGTCCGCGTGCGCCTCTCCAAGCGCGGGAACACGAACCGCGGGCTCGAGGTCAGGCGCCTCGCGGAGCGCGCGTTCTGGGCGCGCATGATCCAGGGCGGCGGGGTCCGCTACAGCGACCCGCTCGTGGACGTCGTCGCGGTCTCGGTCCCGCCGGACCAGCTCCAGGACCTCGAGGCCGAGAGCCCCGGGGGCGAGTCGTGAGCGCCCTCGAGGGGCTCGCGTTGTACCTCGCCCTCGGGCTCGCGTTCGGGGCCGGCCACGACCTCGGGCAGGGGTCTGACGAGGAGGTCGGCCCGTTCATCTCCGGCGTGGTGGTGTGGCCGATCGGGGCCCTGGTGTGGTTCGTCGTCCGGGCGGACGCCGTGATCGGCAAGCTCAGGCCGTAACGGCCTACACCTGACCCACAAGGGCCGCCGCGGCCTGTAGGGGACCAGAACTGACCCACAAGACCGTGACGGGTCGGCACCCACGACCACCGAACGGTCGTAGGTTCAGCGCCCCCCGACCCCGCCGGTCCCGCCCCCTCCGGGAGAGAACGGCGCGCTCAGGGTCGCCCCCTGGCTGAACCCGAGGCCCCCGGAGCCGGGCCCCATCGGGCCGCGCCCCCTGAGCGATAGCGTCCCTCCGAGGAGGAGTTGGACGAGCGCCGCGGCCGGGCTCTGGCCGCCGGCCTTGAGGGCCTCCAGGACCGCGAGGTCCTCCTCGGTGACCCCGAGCTCGGGCCCGGGCTGGTTCGAGAATCCTAGCATGGTTCAGTCCTCCTCCTCCTTGGAGTCAGGGATGGCCGGCGCGGGGTCGTCCGTCAGGAGGCGCTCGAGCCACTCCCGCGCGAAGGCTGGGTTCGACCGGAGGGCCTGGCACACGCCGACCTCGGTCGCCCTGACGACGGTCTCGTTGAGCTTGTCGCTGAGGGGGTCCCCGGCGCAGAAGTCGAGCGCCGCGTGGACGAGCTCGTGGAAGACGGTCGCGGCGTCGCTCGCGGCGACGTAGCGCCGGGTCGCGATGAAGTGGTCCCCGGCGCGCTCCCAGAACGCCCCGATGGTCGGGAGGTCCGGGAGCTCGAGGACGTCGACGCGGGTCGCTCCGATGGTGACGTGCCCTAGGTGCTTGCTCATGGAGTACTGTACCTCTCGTCCCAGTCCAGCGCGGGGGTCGACGCCTCGCCCCAGGACGGCCCCGGGCGCGCCGGCGCGTGCTGAGGGAGGGCGTGCTCCCAGTAGTGGCGCCACATCTCCTCGCGCTCCTCGGCGAGCTTCTGGGCGACGTGCTCGTCCTGCTCGACGTCCCCTCGGTCCGTCATCAGGGCGTTCAGGATCGCGACCGCGTCGAGGCGGTCGTCCCGCGTGAGGCACCCGCGGTCCTTCGTGAGGCGCGTCCACTGGTGGAACAGGCGGTACGCCTCGCCGCCCTCCCCGCCGCGGCCCTTGTCGCGCTCGACGACGGACCTCGAGACCACGAGCCGGTGCTGGTTCGCGACCGGCTCGATCGAGTCTATGATGCGGAGCTCCTTCTGGGTCCGGTGCGTGACCATCTCGATCGAGCACCCGCCCCACGGCTCCGGCCCGGTCCGGCCGCCCTTCTCCCACGCCTCCCTGAGTTCGCGCGCCTTCTTCCGCACGAGGCGCCCGACGACGGCCTCGACGGACCCTCCGCCGAAGTTCGCCTCGACCGCGAGCTCCGTTACGCGGTGCTCCGCGAGCTTGTCCACGAACGGCGCGAGGGCGTCGTCCTCGTACCCGCCCTCGATCGCGCCGACCTCGTGGATGAAGCGGAACGCCCCGATCGCGCCCCCGATCGCGTACGCCATCTCGTCCTTACCCTTCCCGGCCGGGTCGAGCGCGGCGCCCTTGTAGTCGTACGGGACGTACCGGTCGTCCCTCACGAGCATCGGGCGCTGGAAGCGGTCCCCGCTCAGGCCGACGCACGCGAGGTCCTCGTGGCGGTACTCCTCCGACCCCGCCCAGACCGGGTACTCCGGCCCGACGTGCGGGTCGAGGTCCATCACGACCAGGTCGCGGCACTTCAGGGGGTACCGCTCCGCGTCCGCGAGGGACGTGTCGAGCATGTACTGGAGCGCGTACCGGGACCGGCCCGCGTTCCGCTTGACGTCGAGCTCGCGGCGACCGAAGCGGCTCGGGTCGGTCGGCTCGCCGGCCTTCTTCTCGCCGGACTCGAGGCCGTCCTTGAGCATCGGCGCGAGGCGGTGACCGTGCTTCGACATCCACGCCGGGTCCGGGTACTCCGCGGGCCACATGCGGACCTCGAACCCCCACTCGTGGATCTTCGTGTAGGTCGAGTCCTCGACCTGCGGCGTCCCGAGACCGACGAGCTCCCCGCCGGCGTAGACCTGGACCGCGCCCTCGGCGTCGTCCGGGTCGCCCTCGATCTCGTCCCCGCTCGGGAGGCGGTACACGGGCGGCTTGAGGACGTCGAGGAACTCGAGCGCGCGCCGCTGGACCTTCTGGCGCTGGCCCTCGGTCTCAGCGTTCGCCGGGATCTCGATGTCGTCGAAGATGATCTCGTCCGACCGGTCGCCGGTCATGCGCCCCAGGATCGGGCGCGACACGACGGTCGGCATGTGGCTCGGGACCTTCCCGCGGAGGTCGAACGCGGACAGGGACCACCGAGCGTTCGGGTCCTCCGGCTCGAGCTTCTGGAACGCCGGGATGACCTGGATCAGGTTCTGGACGTACGCCGTGAAGTTCTCGGCGCGGTCCGCGCCGGCCGACACGACCATCCGGGTCGTCCTGATCTCGCCGTCGTTGATGACGAACTCGCGCAGGAAGCGCCACGGGAGGTAGATCGACGTGATGAGGGACTTCCCCTCGCCCCGGAGCGCCTCGACGAAGCGGAACCTGGACCCGCCGCGGTCGACCCCGCGGGACACGAAGTCCGCGATGTCGTACTGGAGGCGGTTCGGGCGGCACCCCTCGAGGCGCCGCATGCAGACGTAGAGGCAGTTCCTGAAGTCGTCCAGGAGGCCGTCCCCGGTGAGGGCGAACCCCCCCGGCTGTCCGAGGGGGTCCGTGGTGGTCACCTACTGCTCGTCGTGGTTCCCGATGCGCTTCACGCACGCGGACGTGATGGACGCGGACACCGCGGCGTCGGCCTGCTCGCCCGCGGCGCGGAACGCGACCGTCTCGCCGGCCGGGTCCGTGACGACGACGATGGCCTTGATGTAGCCCTGGTTCCCGTCGGTCGCCTCCATGTCGATCGGGCGCGACTGCGCGTGGACCGTGTCGCCGGCCGCGTTCGTGACCGCGAAGGAGACGTGGCCCGCGGTCGTCGAGACGAACGCGAGGTAGAAGTCGATCTCCCAGATCCCCTGCTGCAGGACGAGGTCGCCGGACGAGATCGAGATGCGGGACCTGTCGTCCATCAGGGGGTACCCCGACACGAGGGACATCTCGAGGAGCGTCCCGGCGGCGGTCCAGTCCGCCGGGAAGGCGTCCTGGGCGAGGGTCTTCGCGCCGTTCGAGAGGAGCGCGATGGCGGGGCGAAGCGGGCACTGGAGGCCGGGCTCGCGCTGCTTGGAGTGGCTGGATCGGGCCATGTTGTTGGACTCTCCTTGGAGGGTTTCGTCTGGGGGAAGTGTGTTGTCCGGGGGAGAAGTTCCCCCAGTCGGCCGCCCGAGTCTGCCTGGGCGGTGTTAGTAAGTCCTTACTGGGCCGGGACTTAGGTCGGCTGGTCCGGGTCCTCGAAGGGCATCTGCTCCTTGAGCTCGGCCGCGGTCTTCGACCCCGGCGGGACCTTGACCTTCGCGAGCCGGACGATCTCCATCGCGGCCCGGATCAGGGCCGAGTTCGGGGCCTTCTCCCCGCCGGACCGGAGGTCCTTCAGGTGCTTCAGGGCGACCTCGCCGAGGACCTCGAGGACCTCGACCGCCCGCCCGCCGATCACCTCGTCCGCGGCCTTCTTGCGCGCGTCCACTACTGCTGCACCACGACCTCGGCCGTGGTCGAGGCCGCGACGTCGGTCGACCCGGTCACGGTGTACCGCATCTGCGTGACGACCTTCCCGCTGAGGGTCCTGATGAGGGAGTACGGGTACGCCGCGGCGCCGCTGAGGTCCGTCAGGTCGACCGTGTCGAGGACGGCCCACCCGAGCTCCGGGAGGAGGCGACCCTCGAGCACGATCGAGCCCGCGAGCGCGCCGTCGTCCGGCTCCTGGTTGACCTGGATCTGCCACGCGCCGTCCTCGTCCTCCCTGCGCTGGAAGTTGAAGACGTCGCCGGAGCCGTCCGACGTGAGGTCGACCGCGGTGCCGATGGTGACGATGGGGTGGAAGGGCATGGTTCTATTCGAGGATGAAGAGGTCGACGGTCCCGTTGTTCGTCGGCTGGAGGTCGGCCGTGTCGAGGACCATCTCGGGGAGGACGGGGACGTTGAGCGCGCCGACGGCGAAGTTCGGGGTCGCGACCGCGGTGCAGTCGATCTCGACCAGGGACCCGCCGTCGTAGACCTCAGCGAACTCGAGGTCCGGCCGGAGGCGCCCGAGGACCTTGATCGAGCCCGTGACCGCGCCGACGCCGGCCGAGAAGTGCGCCGTGGCCGCTCCGCGCTTGCCGGCGGCCCTGTCCGTGCGGACGACCGCGGTCCGGTAGACGTTGTCGACGCCGCCCTTGATGGACAGGTTGTCCTCGAGCTGCGTGACCGGGCGCCGTCCGGCCTTCGGGACGCGCTCCGCGGACTTGACGTACTCGTCCATGTGGACGGTCATCGCCGCGAGGGCTTCCGGGAGGGTACCGACCTCGTCGGGCTCGAGGCCGTCGATGTCGTAGTCCTCCTCCGTGTGCCACCGTACCCCGCGGACGTACCACGGGTGCATGTCCCGGAGGGCCTTCACGAGGTACGCCGCGAGGGCCGGGTGGTGCCCCGCGAGGGTCGTGAACCCCGTCGTCGTGGTGCCCGCGAAGGTCGGGTACCTGTTCGCGTCGAGCGCGAACGAGACCGCCGGCGGCACGATGGCGTACGGGCTCGCGAGCTCGTCACCGTCAGGGCCGGCGTGGATGAAGATCGGGACGTACTGGTTGCGCGCCTCCGCGTCCGGGTGCGCCGCGATCGTCATCGGGGACCCGGCGACGATGTCCCCGGCGACGGACCCGTCGAGCTCACCGGTAGATACCTCGTTGTCCGCGATGCTCCTGAACTGCCACCAGTTCGGGCCGCCGCCGGCGGACGTCGTGCAGAACGCCGCGGGGTACCCCTGGTGCGCGGTCAGGAAGAGCCCGTTCGCGCGCGAGCTCTGGCGGAGCATCGGGAACGCGCTGTTCGGATCGCGCGCCTCGGGGGCGAGCGCGGCCCAGACCGCCGGGTGGGACCCGCCGCTGTCGCCGCCGACGATGATGTAGTCCGGGTCGATCCCGAGGGACGACGCGTTGAGGCGGAGGTCCTGCATCAGCCACTCCGCGTCCAGGTTCGGGCAGTCGAACCCCCCGCCCTCGCGGTCGAAGTCCGGGTGCGCCGGGCGGAGGAACATCCCTCCCCCGACCGCGGCCGGGAGTCCGGTCGTCGAGCACCTGGCGGTGACGATGACCCACCCGGTCTCGAGGAGCTGGTGGAGGGGGCTGATCGAGGTGATCTGCGTGATCTCGTCCGAGACCGTGAAGCCGGAGCAGTTGATGTACGCTAGGCACCTGAGCCTCTGATTCGGGAGGCGGTTCCCGGGGTAGAACACGTTGTAGTTCTGCTGCCCGTTGTCGGTCCCCGCCGGGCGGTACGAGATCCCGGACTTGACGGGCGTGTAGGTCGTGGCCACGGGCTAC